CTCATCCGCAGATTTTTTTCTCGCCGGCAAAACAACGGCTTTCAACGAGACAGGATTTTTGACCTCTATGGATGCAAAAGCTGCAAAGACGGGCAAAGACAAGTGGCCGGCCTTCAACATCGAGCGCCGTGCCGTTGCTGACCTGAAGCCCTACGCAAACAATCCCCGCACGCATACCGAAGAACAGATTGCGCAGATTGCCGCAAGCATCCGGGAGTGGGGCTGGACCTCCCCTATCCTGATTGACCCGGCCGGCGGCGTCATTGCCGGGCATGGGCGTTTGCAGGCGGCGAACCTGCTCGGCATCGTAGAGGTGCCGGTCATCATCGCGGACGCCTGGACGGACGCTCAGAAGCGCGCCTATGTGATGGCCGACAATCAGCTCGCTATCAACGCCGGCTGGGACCAAAACCTGCTGGCTATCGAGATCGGCGAGCTTGGCGTCGGCGGCTTCGACATCGACCTTTTGGGCTTTCCGGAGCTGGATTTAGATAGTATCTATACCCCTAACCTGGAGCCCGGAACCGCCGTTGGGCTAGTAACAGCGGGGGATGTAGACAAGAAGAAAGGTGACCTTGAAAGCAACTTCACCGACATCAGCAAGCAGACGATCATTCCGATTGCTTGCCCGCACTGCGGTGAAACGTTTTCGGTCAACAAGGACACGCTTTGACATTTGAAGACGTGGCAGCAGCGCTCGAACAGAGCGAATGGATATACGCAAAGACCATGCCGCAGTGCCCACATTGGTACACGCTGCGGAAAAAGTGGTCAGCCCCTGCCCCGTTCGAACCGCTCGTCCAGTTCATCCGCGATCACGGCTACCGGGAAAAATTCGGGAAGACGTGGTTCACGCGGCTGGACGTAAACAATTTCAAGTATTGGACAATGGGGGCACCTTTGCCGGCGACCATCCTGATTAACCGGGCGGAGATCGACCGGCCGGAACCGTATGACGCCATCGCCCCGATTTACGATCGCCTGTGGAACACGCCGGAAGCAGAGGCGGAGAACCGGGCGGTCATCGAATCGCTCGCCTACACGGATGGTTCCGTTCTCGATGTCGGTTGCGGCAGCGGCCTCCTGCTCGATCTGATCCAGCCGCGCCGCTACCTGGGTATCGATCCAAGCAGCGCCATGCTGGACCTCCTCAAATGGAAACACCCGCTGGCGGAGACCTTGCATTCCACATTCGAAGCCTTCTATCCCGGCGCGCGGCGTTTCGATTTGATCGTCGGACTGTTCGCGGCGCCGAGCTACATAGAGCCGGCCGCGCTGGCCCGCATCCCGTCGCTGCTGAAAACCGGCGGCCGATATTTCCTGATGTTCTATCGGGACGGCTATGAACCGGAGACGCACAAGGCCGCCGGTGTGGAAATCCCGTTCCACGACTGGCGCCGCGCCGCCAAGGTTCTGCCGGACAGCCAGGTATCGGAGTTCGGCAATTTCATGGTGCTCCGCTCTTGATCCGCACTTTCGGGCCTCACCGCGTCAAGCACGGAGACGTGACACGCGGGATAGATGACCTCATGGCCGGCGACCGCGCCGATATCATGTATAGCGACCCGCCGTGGGGCGAAGGCAACATCCGCTATTGGGCGACCATGAACCGGAAGATGACCGGCGCCGAGGTGCAACCGGCGCCGCTACAGAGCTTCCTGGACGCGATCTTCGGGATAGCCGGCCGCTATGTCTCCGGCTTCCTGCTAATCGAGTATGGAGAGCGCTGGGCGGCAATGATCCAGCAGCGGGGCAAACAGGCCGGTTTCCAGGAGCACGGAATCATCAAGCTTCGATACCGCAGCGGCCGGGACCTCCTGCCGCTCGACCTCCACCTCTTCGCCCGGCCCGGCCTCAACTATCCGCCCGGCTACGCCGATGCCGTCGAGGGCTCTTACGGCTATGACACGCTTCGCCGCGCCGTGCCGCCGCTGGTGTCCGCGATCAAGAAGCAGATGCGGCCGATCATTTTGGACCCTTGCTGTGGCATGGGCTACACGGCGCAAGCGGCGATCGATAACGGCCTCGCCTTCCGGGGCAACGAGCTGAACGCCAAGCGCCTGGAAAAGACCGTCGCGAGGCTGTCCAAGTGTCAATGAAATTCTATCTGGATGAAAACGTCTTCGACGCCGGCATGGCGCGCATGCGCTGGCTGTTCGATGAGTTCGAGAACATCGTCGTCAATTTCTCCGGCGGCAAGGATTCGACCGTCTGCCTCAACCTCGCCTTGGCGGTCGCGGAAGAGCGCGGCCGGCTCCCGCTGCCGGTCCTGTTTATCGACCAGGAGGCGGAGTGGCAGAACGTCATTGATTATGTCCGCGTCGTCATGTCCGATCCGCGCGTCAAGCCGCTCTGGCTACAAGTGCCGATCAGGATTTTCAATGCCACCTCCACGACCGAGCCCTGGCTCAACTGCTGGGAGCCCGGCCGGGAATGGGTGCGCGACAAGGAGCCGGACAGCGTCCACGAAAACGTCTTCGGGACCGATCGCTTTTCGGAATTGTTCGGCGGCGTCTTCAGGCACTATTTCACGGACGCTCCGGCCATCCATATCGCCGGCGTGCGGGCGGAAGAGAGCCCGGCGCGGATGAAGGGCCTGACGTCCTATGAGACCTACAAGGGCGAGACCTGGGGCAAGGTCGAAGACAAGCGGCGCCAGCAGTTCACCATGTATCCGATCTATGACTGGTCCTACACCGACGTCTGGAAGGCGATCCACGATCACGGCTGGCCTTATTGCAAACTCTACGACTACATGTATCAGCACGGCGTCCCCGTGACGAACATGCGGGTTTCGAACGTCCATCATGAGACCGCCGTCCGTCAGCTCTTTTTCCTACAGGAGATCGAGGGCCAGACCTGGGACCGAATCGCATCCCGGCTTTCCGGCATCAATACGGCCGGGCAGCTCCAGGAGCAGTTCTTCACCCCCAAGGAGCTGCCGCCGATGTTCAAGGACTGGTACGAATATCGGGACCATCTGCTGGAAAATCTGGTGCCCGACGAAAAAACGCGCGCCTACTTCCGGCGCACCTTCGCCTCATATGACGCGCGCTACACCGACGAGGTGCAGAAGACGCTCGTCAAAACCGAGATCGGCTGCATCCTGTCGAACGATTACCACGGCACGAAGCTCTCGGTGTTCGCTGCCGGTCACGGGATGTATAGCAAGAACGCCGGCAAGAAGGGTGGGAGGTTCATTGATGGGCTCCGCACATAAGGACGCAATCCGGGCCACATTTGAGGCGGCCGACGATCCTCTGGCCTTTATCACCGATCTGCGGGAGTTCATTCACGACCTGTCCCCGCTCAAGAGCCAGCCGGTCGATTATGTGCGCTGGGTGCCGATCGAGAAGGTGACGCCGAACGACTACAATCCCAATTCGGTCGCCAAGGTCGAAATGAAACTGCTCTACACGTCAATCGCCCACGACGGTTACACCCAGCCGGTCGTGACGATCTATGACGCGGAGCGCGACAAGTATGTGATCGTGGACGGCTTCCACCGCTACTTCGTTTGCAAGAATAACCCCGACATCCTGGCCCGGAACCAGGGCCGGCTCCCGGTCGTGGTTATCGACAAGCCGGTAAACGATCGCATGGCCTCAACCGTCCGGCATAACCGGGCGCGCGGCAAGCACTCGGTTGACGGCATGGCGAGCATGGTTTTTCAAATGCTGGACAACGGATGGGACGAAGCGGCGATCTGCAACGAATTGGGGATGGAGCCCGAGGAAGTGCTTCGCCTCAAGCATATCACCGGCTTTTCGAAGCTGTTTAGCGACGTGGAATATAAGCGGGCTTGGACGACGCGCCGGCAGATGCAAATTCGCCGGGCATTCAAGGAAAAGGCCGCATAAAGATCGTTCGGGAGCGCGTTTGCGCGTGAGGCTTCGGCCTCCCCGGCGTCCGAATAGGGCTTACTTGTTCGGTGATCCGTACTTTTCGCAAATGTCCTTCACACCCGCCACGCTCAGGCATTCGTAGACATTGCGCTCCTTGTGCAGCTCCACCCAATTGCCCCTGAGCGTAACGACGAAGCCATAGGCGCGGGCGTAGTGATCGGCCCATTTCTGAAAACTGTTCATGCCGTTTCCTCCGGCTCGTTACCAGCATGCGCCCGGCGTGCATCTGCCAGCGACCGGTAACATTCGGTGCGGTCGATCTGATCCGGATCAAGACCGCCGAGCCGGATGGCTACCTGCATGATCTGGTTGGGCTCATCGGCATTCAGAAGCAGACCCATCAGGCCGGCGCATTGCTGCGGCTTGTCTCCCGGCGCCGGCTCATCGTCCGAATAATCGACGGTCTTGTGGCACTGAAAAGCCGGAGCGGCGAAGATTTCGTCCAGCCGCTCCGGATGCAGTCGAAAGCGCGAGCCGACGCCCTTCTTGAAGGGACAGGTCACGCAAGGCGTCTTGAGCTTAAACATCAGGCGGCGTTCCTCGGCCAGTCTTCCGGGCGGTAGCCGGCATCATAGGCCCGCATCAGGCGGGCGACATGAACCGGGACCTCGCGCGGATTTGATGAGCGCTCAAACTCCGAGACTCGCATGGGGGAGCCGTAATCGAGCACGCGGGCCAGTTCGCCCTGGGTGAGCCCAAGGCGCTGACGGATGGCTTTGAACTCAGAGCCGGTCATCGAATCCCCATTCGTTCCATTTCGCGCTGCACCCTTTCCGCCCGCATCTCGACTTGGCTCATGGTGTAGGCCCTTCTGTCAGATTGATCCTGCCAGAAAAAGTAAACCGCGATGGCCGTGACGACCAAGGCGCAAAAGCAGATTGTGGCGTGAAAGTAGTTCATAGGACCAGCGCCTTTGCGAGATGTTTGAAATAGCCGTTGCAGTCAGCGTTAACGAAGTCCAGCTTGACCAGCATGGCCTTGATTGCCTCCTGTTCACTTGCCGGCGCCGCCTTCATTGCGGCAGCGACGACACCAAGCGGGATAAGGTTGAGCCCAGACGGGCCTTCTACTTCGAAAATGCGTTCAGGATCGAGCCCCTTCTCTTCTACGAAGGTGTCGAGCCATTGAGCGAATCGATAGTCATTCCGCATGGGAGAACACCACGGTTTCGCCTTCGACGGTATATGGCGCGGCGCCGGAAAGCAGCGCATCGACGGCGGCCTCCGGGACACTCCAACCCATGATGACCTTGCGCAGCGCCGGGCGGTCGGGTTCGTTCCAGTAAAATTGCTTTGCCCAGGCGACGACGCCAGGAGCATAGACGCCTTCATTGGAGCCGAGACGGTACGTTTTCATCGGTCGCCAGCCTCCATCTTGCGCTGCCGGACCATGTCGGCGGCTTTGAATACCTGAGCCTTGCGCTCGCCGCGCTGGTCCTTCCGCATCGCCACTTGCGGGTCCGCCATCCACCATTCGGCGGAAAGGACGGCGGCTTCCAGCGCTTCAAGATAGCGCGTCATAACGGTCGTCATCATTGAACTGTCTCCTTGACGGTCAAGCGCTGCCAGCCACCTTCACCGACCGTAGCGGCCATGACGGATTGTTGCAGAGCTGAAAGTGGGATGGTGCACGATAGCGTGTTGCCGTTGCGATCTGAGGGGCCGAGGAACAGAACGTTCCCTGCCAGCGGGTCCGGATGACCGCCATTGATAAAAACGAAGTGCTGCGGGTCGTTGATCAGGCCCTCATCATCGACCCACGCGGTATTGTCGCCGGGCAGGTGGACGCAGTCAAAGCAGGTACAACCGATAAGCTCATACATTTTCTGCATGTGGTCGTTGGTCCGGAACGGCAGCGTCACAGGCTCAATGGTCTTGTCGGCGGCGTTCACCAGAAAGCCGGTGATCGTCCGTTTCGGTTTTTGGGTCTTTGTCATGTCCGGGCTCCTCAGAGGTAAATGTCTTTAAGAAGGAAGCCCAAAGCCAGGGCTACGGCGATGAGGGCGAAGGGGATAAGCATTTCCATTTTCCGACTCCTTGTCAGGCGTAATTGTTAACAATCAAGAACTGGATCAGCTCGGCGCGGGTGCCTTCCCGGTACTCCCCGCCGAAAGGCCAGATGTAGAAAACCGGGCGGCCCTCGCGGGCAATCTCCCCGATCATCGTGACGGCCACGGCCTCTCGATCGGCCATGTATTTCTCTTGAAGCTGTGCGCGGAGACGGGCGGCAGACTTTGCGGCGTTGCTCATGGCGGCGCTCACTTCTGACGCCGCATAGCCGCAACTTCGCGGCGCTGATCGGCCTCCGCCTTGAGTCGCTGCTCTTCCAGCTCCACGTCGATGATGGAGACGGAAGACACATGCACGCCCAGGCCGCACGGGTCGGAATAGTGGCGGATGTAATTGTCAGCCTCGCGGCTGGCGGCGGACTGTGACGGAAACCTTCCGTCAAGGCTGACGGAAAATCCGTCTGAAAGAGTAGCTTGCAATCGAAACATGGCGCGGCCTCCCCGGTTAAGCCATTGGCAGGACAGGTGAAATTACCTCCGCCTAACCCATAACACTAGCGCGCTTGCGTTACTCCCGCAAGCTGAAAACGTAGGACCAGTAAGGAAATCTGACATGAAAAGTCCCGGACGCCCGGCGCACAAGCCGACGGATCAGAGCCGGCGCACGGTCGAAGTCTTGGCCGGCATGGCAATCCCCAGTGACAGGATTGCCGACGCTCTGGATATCGCCAAGGGAACACTGCGGAAGCACTACCGGCGAGAGCTGGATGTTGGCGCCGCGAAGGTGGAGGCAAAGCTCGTCGGCGGTCTGCTGGCGATTGCCGGCGGCAAGGATGCCACGGCCCTGAAAGCGATCATGTTCACGCTGCAATCCCGCTTCGGCTGGTCCGCCTATGTGCCGCGCCCCGTTTCGCCGAGCGATGAGCACCCGCGTCAGCTCGGCAAAAAAGAGATGCAGCAAATCGAGGCCGAGACCGGTCATCATAAATCGGAATGGGGCACCTTGCTCCAGTGACAGCATGGGCCTTTGCCTGCCCGGATTGGGAGGAGCGACTCCTCACCGGGAAATCACTGATCCCGGACCTTCCGCTAGATGAGAGCGAGGCCCGGCGCGCGGTCTCCATTTTCGACAAGCTTCGTTTGCCTGACGTTCCAGGCCAGCCGCTATTGCGCGACGCCGCCGGCAACTGGCAGCGGGATATTGTCCGCGCGATCTTCGGCTCATTGATCGACGGCGTCCGCATGGTGGGCGAAGTCTTTTGCATGGTGCCGAAGAAGAATTCGAAAACGACCGGCGGCGCCGCGATCACACTCACCGCTTTCCTGATGAATGCCCGGCCGCGCGCCGAACTGATCTATGTCGGTCCGACGCAGGAAGTTGCTGACCTCGCCTTTCAGCAGACCGTGGGCATGATCGAGGCCGACGAATACCTCGCGGCGCGCTTTCACGTGGCGCACCACACAAAGACCATCCTGGACCGCCGCAACAAGGCCCGGCTGAAGATCAAGACGTTCGACATGAAGGTGATCACCGGCTCAAAGCCGGTCTTCGTCCTCCTGGACGAGCTGCATCTGATGGCGACGATCAACGGCGCCGCGCGGATTATCGGTCAGATCAGGGGCGGCCTCCTGCCTAACCCGGAGGCGGTCCTGATCATGATCACGACGCAATCGGATGAACCGCCTGCCGGCGCCTTCAAAGCCGAGCTGCAATATGCCAGGGCAATCCGCGATGGCCGCGTCAAGGGCTCGGTGCTGCCGATCCTCTACGAGTTCCCCGAAGCCATGCAGAAGCGGGCGGATTGGCGGGAGCCCGGAAACTGGCCGATGGTCCTGCCCAATCTCGGGCGTTCAATCACCATAGACCGGCTTGTCAGCGACTACAGCGCGGCGCGGGAAAAGGGTGAAGAGGAAGAACGCCGCTGGGCAAGCCAGCATCTGAACGTCGAGATCGGCGTCGCCTTGCATAGCGACCGCTGGATTGGCGCCGACTACTGGATGAGCGCAGCGGACCCGGTCATCACTATCGACTCGCTGATTGAAACCTCAGACTGCGTTGTCTTCGGCATCGACGGCGGCGGCCTGGACGATCTTTATGGCCTAGCGGCGATCGGCCGGGACAAGGTCACCCGTGATTGGCGCCTATGGACGCACGCCTGGGCTCACACGGACGTCCTCAAGCTCCGGAAGGAAATTGCCGAGCGCCTTCGGGATTTCGAGCGGGACGGCGATCTGACCATTTGCGAGCACCCGACGCAGGACGTTCGAGACATCGCTGATATCATCCAACGCGCCCGCGATGCCGGCGTCCTGCCTGAGAAGGCCGGCGTGGGTCTGGACCCGGTCGGCGTCTCCGCAATGGTCGATGAGCTTGCCGTGCGCGGCATCACCGGCGAGCAGGTCGTTGCCATTGCCCAGGGCTACCGGCTTTCCGGCGCCGTGTGGGGCATGGAGCGAAAGCTGAAGGACGGCACGCTCTGGCACGACGGTTCACCGATGATGGCGTGGTGCGTCGGCAACGCCAAGGTCGAGCAGCGCGGCAATGCCGTGGTCATCACCAAACAAGCATCAGGCAAAGCAAAAATTGATCCGCTCGTCGCCGCCTTCGACGCGGCCATGCTGATGAGCCGGAACCCCGAGCCCAAGCGGCAACCGACCTTCCAAATGGTTTTCGTCGGATAACACACCAGGACCAACAGCGATGAACAGAGCCTATTCAATCCTGACCGTGAAAGCGGTCGAGGACGAGCAGCGCGTTATCCGGGGCACGGCGACGACGCCGACGCCCGACAGAATGGGCGACATCGTGGAGCCGCTGGGCGTCAAGTTCGCGAACCCGATGCCCCTCCTATGGCAGCACAAGAACGACAAACCGGTGGGCACGGTCACCTTCGACAAGCCGACAAAAAACGGCATCACATTCGAGGCCAAGCTTCCGAAGATCGAAGAGGCGGGCGCCCTCAAGGACCGCATCGATGAGGCATGGCAGTCGCTCAAGGCGGGACTTGTCACCGCCGTGTCGATCGGCTTCCGCGCGCTCGAATACGCCTTCATCGAAGGTTCCGGCGGCATTCATTTTACCGAGACCGAAGTCCTGGAGCTGTCGCTGGTCACCATCCCGGCCCAGGCCGACGCAACCATTTCCCAAATCAAGTCGATTGATGCGCCCTTGCTGGCCGCGACTGGCAAACAGCCAAAGGCGTCAGATCGACCCGTCCCTCCCGGCGTCACGGGAAAACCCAAACCCGTAAACCTGAAAGAGACATCAGCTATGAAGACGCTGGCAGAACAGATCGCCGCGCTTGAAGCAAAGCGCGCCGCGAATACTTCCCGCATGGAAGACGTGATGCAGAAGAGCATCGAAGAAGGCCGCTCGACCGACGAGGCCGAGCAGGAGGAGTTCGACACGCTTGGGCAGGAAGTCGATGCAATCGACAAGGACCTCAAGCGCCTGAAGCTTCTGGAAAAGGCGAAGGCCAATTCCGCCACCCCGGTCACGCCGAAGGCTGAAACCCAGAAGGAAGGTTCCACCCTCCGCTCTGGCGTGAACGTCAAGAACACCCAGAAGGCCGAACCCGGCATCCAGTTCGCCCGCATCGCCAAGTGCATCGGCATGGCGAAGGGCAACATGATGCAGGCAGAGCAGATTGCCATCCAGCGCTATGGCGATCAGGACGTGGTCGTGAATGCGATCAAGGCCGCCGTCGCAGCCGGCGCCAACGTCAGCGGCAACTGGGCTGAAGACCTCGTCGGCGACACCACTTCGGCGTTTGCCGACTTTGTCGAGTTCCTTCGTCCCCAGACGATCATCGGCAAGTTCGGCACCAACGGGATTCCCTCCCTCCGCCGGGTGCCGTTCCGCGTTCCCCTGATCGGCCAGACCGCCGGGGGTGACGGCTACTGGGTAGGCGAAGGGAAGCCGAAGCCGCTGACCGCGTTCGACTTCTCCCGCAACACTCTGGAGCCGCTGAAGGTCGCGAACATCGCCGTCGTCACAATGGAAGTCCTTCGCGACTCCAGCCCTTCGGCTGAGATGATCGTGCGCGACTCCCTGGCGGCAGCGCTCCGCGAACGTCTCGATACTGACTTCATCAATCCGGCCAAGGCCGCCGCTGCTGGCGTGTCCCCGGCCTCGATTACCAATGGAGTCGCCGCGCCGAACTCGGCCGGCAATGATGCGGACTCTATCCGTGAGGACATCCGCACCATCTTCGGGACCTTCATCGCGGCCAACAACGCCCCGACCTCGGGCGTGTGGATCATGGCAGCAACGACGGCCCTCTCGCTGTCGCTGATGCAGAATCCGCTCGGCCAGTCGGAGTTCCCCGGCATCAGCATGAACGGCGGCACGCTGTTCGGCCTGCCGGTGATCGTGTCCGAGTATGTCCCGACCGTCTCGGCCGGCGGCTATGTCTTCCTCGTCAATGCCCAGGACATCTATCTGGCAGACGAAGGCGGCATCACCCTCGACATGAGCCGTGAAGCCTCGTTGCAGATGAACGACGCTCCGACCACTCAGGACGCCACGACCGGCACCGGCACTTCGCTGGTCTCGCTGTGGCAGACCAACGCGGTCGGCTTCCTCGCCGAACGGACTATCAACTGGTCCAAGCGGCGCGCGAGCGCGGTTGCTGCAATCGACACTGTGAATTGGGGCCAGCCCGGCTCCTGATCCTGATCTGGCCGCGCTCTTAACCGGGCGCGGCCAGTTTTTCACTTTAACGGGAGGCGTGAAATGATCGGCGCAATATCCTTCATTCAGCTTGTCCGGTTCATCGGGTCCGCTAGCCAATCGGGCGGCAGCACCGTTCCGGCGAACGTGCTGACGCTCAACGGGCAACCCCTCATCCTGAACGGCACTTACCTCGTCCTCGGAGCCTGACATGAGTATCGACATCACAAACCCCGGCGGCAATGAAGCTCAGTTGCAAGCCGCCTTGCGCGGCCTTGTCGGGGGGTGGGTGCCGTTGCAGTCGGGTATTATCACGACGCCGCAACTGTTCATCGACGTCGATTTGCCCGAGGGCTTCATTGCCTATCGGCTTTCTTGTGTCGGCCTGTCGATGGATGGCCTCAGCTATCCCTCTTACGTGCTATCCGATGACGGCGGCGACACCTACCACATCGATAATGATGAGTTCAGCTCGTACATCTATTACGAGGAATACCACGATGGCGGTTCATCCGCGCCGTTCGCCGGTCAATCGTCCAACGGCCGTGCCCCGCTGACGAGCTTTTGGCTCGCGGAAGGTGACCGATTCGCCATTACCCTGGATATCGATCCAGGCGCTACCGGAAGCTGGGCCGTCATCTCCTCCCACCTCTGGGCAGCGAACTCGGCGTTGCAGTGGGCGCGTCTTCAGTCCTTTCCGTTTCCCTGGACTGGCCGAATGAACGCCATGCGCCTCGGTTCGGCGAATGCCTTCGACGCCTCGCCGGTCAGTCGCCACTTTGTCAGCGGTGCCTACAGCCTGTTGGGCATACCGGCATCATAAAAAGGAGCTTCCCGCCATGAAATCTCAAGGCTACCTGACCCGCGCCATGCAGTCGTCCGATCCGCGTTATCTTCAGGTGTTGCTTCGGCTCGGTTATGTCATTCCCTCCGCGCCCATGCCCGGCGGCCAAGCCGCTCCCGCTCCCGCTCCCGCTCCCGCACCCGCCGCAACCGCACCAGCTCCGGAGCCCGAAGAAACCGAAGAGGAAAAGGAGCTGAAGAAGGTTCGCGACGATTATGAGCGCGTGGCCGGCAAGCGCCCTTATTACGCCTGGGACGCGGCCGAGCTGCGGCGCCGGATTGCGGACTTCCGGAAAGAGGAAGCGCATTCGCAGGGCAAACAGGGATAAATCAAGGTGCGGCTATTCGGAATCCCCCTCCCGTTTACCGGCGAGCGCAAGGCGCTATCGTCCGTCACTGAGAACCGCGCCGGCTGGTTCCGTGTCTTCGAAAGCTTCTCCGGCGCGTGGCAGCAGAACATCACGGTCGATCGCGACCTCGTGCTGTCCTATCACGCGATTTACGCCTGCATGACGCTGATCGCGGCGGACATCTCCAAGCTCCGCATCAAGCTCGTCCAGCAGGACCCCGACACCGGCATCTGGAGCGAAATCAGGAATAACGCCTACACGCCGGTGCTCCGCAAACCGAACCCGTATCAGAACCGCATTCAGTTCCTTGAAAACTGGATTTTGTCGAAGCTCATTCGCGGCAACGTTTATGTCCTGAAGGTGCGCGACAATCGCGGCGTGGTCACCGGCATGTATGTGCTGGACCCGAACCGGGTCACGCCGCTGGTCGCTGATAGCGGCGAGGTGTTTTACCAGCTTATGACCGACAATCTGGCGGCGATCGAAAGCGAGATCGTCGTGCCGGCGCGGGAGATCATCCATGATCGGATGAACTGCCTGTTTCATCCCCTCGTCGGCGTGTCACCAATCTTCGCGGCCGGCGTCGCCGCCACACAGGGCCTTCGCATTCAGAATAACTCCGCCAACTTCTTCGGCAACAATAGCCAGCCGGGCGGTATCTTGACGGCGCCGGGCGCGATTTCCGACGAGACGGCGGCCCGGCTAAAGGCCGCCTGGGAATCCGGCTACACCGGCAAGAATGCCGGCAAGATCGCCGTTGTCGGCGACGGGCTGGAGTTCAAGCAGCTCACGCTGACGGCGGAAGACAGCCAGTTGATCGAGCAATTGCGCTGGACCTCCGAAGTGGTTTGCTCGGTCTTTCACGTCCCGCCCTACAAGATCGGCGTCGGCCCAATGCCGACCTACAACAATATCCAGTCGCTGAACGTAGAATATTATTCTCAGTGCCTGCAAAAGCTGATCGAGGACGCTGAGCTGTGCCTCGATGAAGGGCTACAGACAAAAGAGGGGGTCGGCACCGAGTTTGACCTCAAGGGCCTTCTGCGGATGGACAGCGTCACGCAGATGGAAATGCTGGACAAGGGCATCAAGGCCGGTCTGCTTTCACCCGACGAAGGCCGCCGCGATCTCGATCTGCCCCCGGTTCCCGGCGGTAACACGCCATACCTCCAGCAGCAAAATTACTCGCTTGCCGCCCTGGCGAAGCGTGATGCCCAGGAGAACCCATTCGGCGCATCCAAGCCGGAACCAGCACCGGCAGAAGAACCGGCACCACCGGCGAATGACAATGCAATTGAGGCCGAGGCCCGCGCCGCTCTCATCGAACTCTACAAGGGACTCCGCTGATGGCCGGTTTCGATTTCGACGGAAAGGCGTTTGGCGTGGAAATCGTCAGCGTCGTGAAGGATTATCTTGAGCGAAACCTTTCCCCGGTGATCGTTCGGCTCGATGCGCTGGAAAAGCGCCTGACAGAGCAACCGGCTCCAAAGGATGGAGTCGACGGCAAGGATGGCAAGGATGGCAAGAACGGCAAAGACGGCGCCGACGCCGATCCGGAGACTGTCGCGGAGCTAGCCCGGCAGAAGATCGCCGGCGAGCTGGCGGAGCTACGGGCGGCGGTCGATGCCATCCCGCCGGCACCGGAGCTGCCGGACGTGGCCGGAATGATCGAGCACGCCGTCAGCGCCCTTGCCAGCGAAGAGACCGTCGCAGCTATGATCGAAAAGCGCGTTTCGGAGTTGCCGGAGCCGCCCGCCCTGCCTGAGCTGCCGGATGTCGGCGCAATGATCGAAAACACCATGCTTCCCTATGAGAAAGCCGTCGAGGCGCTGATTGAAAAGCGCATCGCGGAGCTGCCGCCGCTGCCGGAGCTGCCGGAGCTGCCGGACGTAGATAGCATGATCAAGGCAGCGATCGACGCGGTTCCCACGGTCGATGAGGTCACTATCCGCAACATGATCGAAGATCAGATCGCGGAGCTGCCGAAGCCGCAGGACGGCAAAAGCGTGACTGTTGAAGACGTGGCGCCGCTCATTGACGAGCAAGTTGCCAAGGCGGTTGCCGCGATCCCCGTCCCGAAGGACGGCGCACCGGGCAAGGATGGAATCGACGGTAAAGATGGCGCCCCCGGCAAGGATGGCGTTGGCTTCGCCGGTGCGATCATCGACCGCTCCGGTCACCTGAACATGACCCTCACCGACGGTCAGACACGCGACCTCGGCCCGGTTGTCGGCAAGGATGGCAAGGATGGCGAGCCCGGCAAGGATGGAGCTCCAGGCAAAGACGGCCTCGGCTTCGAAGAGATGGACGAAGTGCTGGATGAAGACGGCCGGACCCTCGTCCGCCGCTATTCGCTCAACGATCGGATCAAGGAATACCGTCACAGGCTCGGCATCCCGCTCGATCAAGGCGTCTTCAAGGAAGGCACTGAATATCAGCGCGGCGACGGCGTGAGCTACGGCGGTTCCTTCTGGATCGCCCAGGGCACGACCACGGACAAGCCGGACGACAAGACCGAGGCCGGACGGAAGAGCTGGCGGCTTGCCGTCAAGCGCGGCCGGGATGGAAAGGACGGCATCGTGAAAGCCGAAAAGAAGGTGGGGCCGATCAGCGTCGGCGTTCCTTCAAAGAAGGATAACGGCGATGACGATTAAGCTGGTCTCCCTGGAGCGGGTCAAAAGCGCCCTCCGCATTGACACCACGATCGATGACGAGCTGCTTGACGCCTACATCGCGGCGGCGTCGGCGGCGGTGGTCAATTACCTCAAGGCGCAAGCCGAGGTGTTGCTTGACCTGGATAGCGGCGGTGAAATGCCCTCCGGCACCGAAGTGCCGGCGGAGATCGAGATCGCAACGATCATCCTTGTCGGGCATTTCTACAAGGAACCGGACGGCGACGCCGAAGGAGCGTTCGAGCGGGGCTATTTGCCGAAGAAGGTGACGGCCCTCCTCTATCCCTTGCGCGATCCTGCCTTTGCATGAAGGACAGGCGGCCGGACTGGTTTCCCGATTGGTCCGGGCAAACGTGCGTCATCGTCGCGTCGGGACCGACCGCGAAGAATGCGCCGATTGATGCCGCAATCGACCGGGCGCGCTTCATCGCTATCAATACCTCGTGGAAGCTGGCGCCCTGGGCCGACATCCTGTTTGCCTGTGACGCGGCGTGGTGGAACCATTCCCAAGGCTGCAAGGCGTTCAAGGGGATGAAGATCACGACTGACAAGGTGGCGGCCCGCACCTTCCCGGATATCCGTCTGGTCGAATGCCTGAAGCCGGACGATCGACTGATCCTCAAACCGCTCGGGACGATCGGGTGGGGCGGTAACAGCGGTTTTCACTGTCTCAATCTCGCGGTGCAGTTCCAATGCGCTAAGATCATCCTTGTCGGCTACGACATGACGCTCACCGGCGGCCTGCATTGGCACGGGGCGCACCCGGACGGCATGAGCAATCCGAGGTCCGGCAACGTCGAGCGCTGGCGCCGGGCGGTCGATGCAGCGGCAAAGGTCATCAAGCCGCTGGGCATCAAGGTCATCAACTGCTCGCCGGTTTCGATGCTCCAGAACTATCCGAAAATGACATTCGAGGAAGCGCTGGAAGCATGACGAAGGCGAAGACGGTTGCTTGTGTCCTCCGCTCTGGGGGCGAATACGCGCCGCACCATGTCACGCGGTTGCGCGATCAGGTCGCGGAGCATTTGCCCGGCACCGAATTCCGCTGCCTGTCCGACACAAGCGTTTCCGGAGTCGAGTGCATCCCGCTTCGCTACACGTGGCCGGGATGGTGGGCGAAGATGGAGCTTTTCCGTCCGGACCTTCCCGATGACTGGCTCTTCTTCGACCTGGACACAAGCATCGTCGGCAGTCTGGCAGACATGGCAGCGGTCGAGGGTCCGGTGATCATGCGCGACGTTTACCGGCCGGGCGGCTTTCAAAGCAGCGTCATGGCAATCCCGCACGAGATCAAGGCCACGATCTGGAACGCTTTCACGGTCGCGCCGGTGAGCCGCATGCGGTTCGCAGTCGGCGGAGATCAGGTTTTTCTTGAGCGCTGCAAAGGCGTCGATTGGCGGCTGTGGCAAGACGTTTTGCCCGGTCAATTGTGCTCCTACAAGGTGGACGTTCGTCGGCTCGGTCGCAAGCCGCGCGGCGTCCGGGCGGTGATCTTCCACGGCAAACCGCGACCTTGGGAGGTAGGATGGTAACACCCTTTGCGCAGCGCGGCGGCGCAATCATCCGCCGCTTGCCACGAAACGCGCGTGTGGTCGAGGTCGGCGTGCTGATCGGCATCTTGTCCGAGTATCTGCTCCGCAACCGGACGGATATCACGCTCTATATGGTCGATAGCTGGCTTGAGGCCGACGAACAGCCCGATCAATACCGCGCCACCGGCGACGTGCACGCCAACCACAATCGCAAGATCGTCCGCGATCATCGCGCCCAGGCGGAGAACCGCGCCCGGCATTTTCACGGTCGCGCGCAAGTCATGGCGGTGCCCTCGCTTGCGGCTGCGACCCGATTTAACGACGCCGAACTCGATCTGGTCTTCCTGGATGCTGATCACAGCTATGCCGGCGTCAGCGCCGACATCGCGGCATGGCTGCCGAAGATTAAGCCGGGCGGCTGGATCGGCGGTCATGATTACGAAAACCCCGATCCGGCGTTCCGTTTCGGCGTCACGGAAGCGGTCGATGAATGGGCCGAGGCGACCGGGCGCAAGATCGAAACCGACGCCAATTTCACTTGGTTTGCGAGGGTGTGATGGCTGCAATTACTCCGAAGACGGCCCGGCTGGAAATCAGGGTGGATCAGCGTGGCAAGTTCCGCGCCTACTATGACGGCGAGCCTATGAGGGGCGTCGTCGCCGTCGATCTCAATCACCAATACGGCCAGCTCGCGACCACGACCGTGACCTTCGCCGGCGTGGCTACCCGGCTGGCGACCGAAGTGCTGGATGAGTCCGAAGATGGCGAATAAGGGCGCCGGCCACCTCTATGAGAAAGTCGCTTTCGATGAACGGCAGCTCGCCAGCGACGGCTACGGCAATACTGAAACCGGCTTCGCTGAAATCTTCTCCTGCCGCGCCGGCTTTACCTATCTGCGCGGCTCGGAAGCCGTCATTGCGGCGCGTTTGGAAGGCCGGCAACCGATCGTCGTCCGGGTCCGTGCGACCCCGGACACGCGGCAAATTCAGCCCGATTGGCGAATGCGTGATTTGCAGAACGGGACCTGGGAGGACAGCGCCGAAACCGTCTGGTCCGGCCCGGTCTACGCGGTGCGCTCGATCGCAGAGACCGAGGACCGACAATGGATCGATGTGATGGTGGAAAGCGGCGTGGCCGCATGAGGAAGAGCTAATGGCCTGGGTACGATTCAAGCGCAATTACGACTGGAAGCCGACGTCGCAAACCACGATCGCCTACAAGGCCGGCATGGAGGTGAACGTCAAGGCCGCATGTGCGGAGATGGCGGTCGATGCCGGCGCCGCCGTGCGTTTGCAGAAGGGCAACCGGGACGCGGAGCCGGTCGAAGAGACCGCGTCAGACGAACGTGCCGGTTAAAATCCTCGGCCTTGCCCGGCTCGATGCCAAGCTGACGCGGATGCCGGCAGCGGCAAAGGCGGAAATCAAGAAGGCGATGGAGGCGGCGGCCACTGAAATGGTCGCAACCATGAAGCACCTCGTCCCAGTCTCATCCGGCCCGCACGGCGGCACGCTGCGCGACAGCATCGGCTGGACATGGGGCAAGGCGCCGAAGGGCGCCGGCATTGTCGCGCTGGGGACCTCCAAGCTTGCCGCCGATCTCACGCTGACGGTCTACGCCGGCAACGAGGAAGCCTTCTATGGACGCTGGCAGGAATTCGGCACGGTCAAGCAGGCCGCCCAGCCGTTCTTTTTCGTCTCATACCGGGCTCACCGGAAGTCAGCCAAGCGCATGATCCGCGCCGCAACCACCCGCGCCGCCAAGAAGGTAGCCGCATCGTCATGACATCGCCATCACTGGAAATTCAGGGGGCCATTCTCCCGGTCCTCAGAAGCGATAGCGCCGTGGTCGCGATCATCGGGCAGCGGTCCTATGACAGCGTGCCGACGAACGCGGTTTTCCCCTACACCTCATTCGGCCCGAGCGATGAGACAAGCGACGACGCGGACTGCATCACCGGCTTTGAGGTTTCATTCCAGATCGATTGCTGGTCGCGCAAGCCCGGTTACCCAGAGGTCCGCGCGCTGGCCGACGCGGTGCGGAAGGCAATCCACGGTCAGGACTTTGACCTGTCCGTCAACAAGCTTGTGCTGTTCGAACATCGCCAGACCCGGTTCCTCCGCGACTCCGATGGCCTCACGTCACATGCCGCCATGACTTTCACGGCCATCGTCGAGGCCGCCTAACCCAAAACCAAAATCGAAATCCACCCATCCTCGTCCGCGCCTGGACGGGGTTTTTTGCGCTGCCTGTGCTTCGAAAGGAAAACCACAATGGCACCTCCTACCACTGCCAAATTCGGCAAGTTCCGCGTGCTTCTCGGCAACGGGGCTTCGCCGGAAGTGTTCGCCGCGCCTTGCGGTTTCACTTCAAAATCGCTTGCCCTGACCAAGAACCTCACTGACGTGAACCTTCCGGATTGCGATGACCCGGACGCGCCCGCATGGGTAGGCCGCGACGTCGAAAGCCTGACGGCTTCGATTACCGGTGAAGGGGTCATGGCGGCGGAGTCTGCTGCTGATTGGATGGACGCTTTCGAGAGTACCTCATCGATCAGCGTCAAGGTGGAGATCGAGTTCCCGCTCGTCACGTGGACCTACACCGGCAAGATGCACATCTCGTCCATGACGCTTGCCGCTGAGCAGGGCGGGCGCGTCAGCAACAATGTCGAGATGCAGAGCGACGGCGAGCTGGTCCGGAGCATGGCGACCACGTGAGCCGGAGCGCTACCATCATTCTTACGTGGGCGGATGGTGATTACACCTTCCGCCTCGCGTGGGGCGAGCTTGCCAAGCTGCAAGAGGCAACTGACGCCGGCCCATTCGTCGTCCTGAACCGCCTGCAAGACGGAACATGGAGAATTGAGGATATTTCCTCGGTAATCCGCCTCGGCCTGATAGGCGGCGGCCTGGAGCCTATCCAGGCGCTCAAACTGACGCGCTCCTATGTAGAGAGCCGCCCTCCCCTCGAAAACGTCCTGGTAGCCGTTGCCGTCCTTCAGACAGCCCTCATGGGGGCACCGGATGAAGACGATTTAAAAAAAAACGAAAAAGCGACCCCGGCGAGCGACTCGACACCCTCCCCAACGGAAAATTCAACTTCGGCGTCCTCTACGGCAGCGGTGCAGTAATCGGCTACACCCCGCAAGAGGTTGACCAGATGAGCGTCTGGCAATTCGTCGCCGCTTGCGACGGCTATGCCAAGGGCAATGATCCCAACGGCAATCACGACCTTTCCCCCGCCGAAGCCGATGAGCTTTGGTCATGGATGCAAACCAAACACTGAGGTTCTTACGTGGCAGCGACCGATCTTGAGCGCCTAGTCGTCCAGCTAAGCGCCGACTTCAAGGGCTATGAACGCGGGGTATCCCGTGCGCGCGGTGTGACGAACCGTGAGTTTTCGGCGATTGAGCGCCGCGCGCAAAGCATGAACCGCAATCTGGACAATATCGGCAAGGGTTTCGGCCGGGGCCTGATCGCGCCGCTTGCCGGCGTCGGCGCCGCCCTCACGGTTGCCGAGGTCATCAAATATGCCGACGCCTGGAAACAGGCTGGCAACGCGCTGAAGGTCTCCGGCGTCCCGGCCGAGAAGATGACGGCCACGCTCGACCGGCTCTTCAATATCGCCCAAGGCGCGGGTGCGGACCTTGGCGCGACGGTGACCTTGTTCTCCCGGCTGTCACAGTCAGCGGGCGAATTGGGCGCCACCGAAGAGCAGCTTTTCAAATTCACGACGGGCATCGGAGACGCCTTGAAGGTGGCCGGCACTGATGCTGGCGCGGCCAGCGGCGCGCTCCTACAGTTGAGCCAAGCCCTCGGCGGCGCGGTTGTCCACGCCGAGGAATTCAATTCGATCAATGAGGGCGCCCGGCCGATCCTGCAAGCGGTCGCCAACGGCATGGACAAGGCCGGCGGCTCGGTTTCCAAATTGCGGGCGATGGTCCTGGACGGCAACGTGACGTCGAAGGAATTCTTCGCCGCCTTCCTAAAGGGGTCCGGCGAACTGGCGAAACAAGCCGCCTCCGCCTCCACGACGTTCGGGCAAGCGTTCCAGAAGATCGAGAACGCCTTTACCAAATACATCGGTCAGACCGACGAAAGCCTCGGCGCCTCCCGGCGTCTGATTGTCGGCCTGGAAGCGCTCGCCAATAACTTCGGCACGGTGGCGGACGTCGCCATCAATTTCGCCAGCATCCTGGCGGCCGGCCTGCTCGGCCGTTCCATCGGCAAGATGGTTGCATCCTTCGGGCTGGGGATCGCGGCACTCAAGAAGTTTATGGACGCGCTGAAAGCGGCTCAAGGTGTCGCCCGCACCGGTATCCTGCTTGGCGGCCTGGGGTCGGCGGCCGGTCCGATCGGCGCCGCTATTGCGGTTGGCGCGACGGCGGCAACAATCGCCCTTGGATATTTGGCATCTAAAGCCGAGGAAGCGGCCGAACGGTCAAAGCGCGTCAATGAGCAGCTTGAAACGATGGGCCTCCTTGCCAACGAAGCCGCGCCGAAGGTTGAGGAGGTTGCAAAATCCCTCGATCAAATGTCGAAGGGTGACGTCGCCCGGAGCCTTGCGGACATCAACGCCGAAATCGACCGGCTGCGCAGCGGCGGCGGCTTCAGTAGCCTTGGCGACGAGCTGGGTTCGATCGCGGAAAAGGCGCGGGCTCAGACGCGCGGCCTTGTCGGTCTATTCTCTACCTCCGCGATAGACAAAGGCGGCCTGGATCAGATTGCCCGGCTCGCGGATGATATCGCCAATGGCAACATCGCCGCCGAGGATGCGCTCGCCACCCTCAAGGAGATGGAGAAGACTGAGATCAGCAAGCCCGTGCTTGATTTGAATAAGCAGCTCCAATTCACCATTACGCGGTTCCAGGCGGCGCAGCTCGGCGCGTCAAAGCTGGGCGACACGAAGCAGCTCGACACCTACCGGGAGGCTGTGAAAAAGGCCGGCGACGAGGCGGTTGCGCTGTTTGACAATCTGCTGAGCACGATGGACCGGACGGGCGTCTCGGCCGACACCATCACTCAGCTCGAAACCCTTCGGGACGGCCTGAAAAATGGGTCGATCAGCGCGGAGACCGCCAAGAAGGCGCTCCAGGAGATGGCCAACGCTGACTACCGGTTCCAGAATATCGTCAGCGCTTTTGCCCCCGTGCTCGACGTCATCACCCAATCGATAAAGGCTCTTGAGGAGTTCCAGAAGAAGGCCGGGGCGATCGGCTCAACCAGCATGCCCGGCCAGACCACGTTCATGCCGCGTGAAGGTGCGCAAGAGGAAACCCGGCGCCGCGCCGCCAAGACATTTCTTGATGAGCAGACCGCGCTGGAAACACGCACGGCCAACGAAAAGGAGATCGCCGCTCTTACTGAAAAGCTCCTGAAGGACGCCAAGGAAGCCGGCAAGGCGATCACCGACGCCGAGGCCGCCGCCACGGCCCGGTCTATCATTGAAAAGCGTGAAGCCGCCGAGACGCGCACCTCCGCAGCGAACGACATCCGCAAGTCACTTGTGGACACGGCGAAGGACTTTTCCGGCTTCAGTGAAAACGTCCCGGCCCAGCGCAACGCTTTGCAGGATTTTTTCAAGGCGGCAAACCAGAACGTTGATCCGAAGATTACAGCATGGTGCGCGGCCTTCGTGAACGCGGTCCTGGCAACCAACGGCCTGCCGAGCACCGGCAAGCTGAATGCCCGGTCCTTCCTCGACTACGGGACCGCGACCACGGAGCCGAAGCCGGGAGACCTTGTCATCCTCAAGCGCGGAAGCGGCAACGTGCAAGGTCACGTCGGTTTCTTCATGGGCAATGACGAGGGTGGCGGCGTCCGCGTCCTCGGCGGAAATCAGGGCGATCAGGTCAGCGAAAAGACCTTCAAGAGCGAGGACGTTCTCGGCTTCCGGCAGGTGCCCGGCGGCTCATCGGATTCCCTGGCCCAATCCGTCAAACTGCGGCAAGAGCAACTGAAAATCATCCGCGAGACGATGGCGGCGACCGCCGAAGAGACCGCCGGCATCGCGTTCGAAACGGGCACCATGTCAGCGTCGAACGCGGAGCGGGAAAAGCAGCGCGTCATCCGTGAGACGCTGCTCGAACTGGAAAAGCAGGGCGTCCCGATCACCGACGAACTGCGCGCCGCCGTAGAAGCCGAAGCCGCCGCCCGCTACACCCAGGTCGCCGCCTATGATGCGGCCGAACAAGCGGCCGATCGCCTGAAGGAAAAGCAGGAGGAGCTGAAGGCGGTTCAGCAGGAAATGTCGTATGCCTTTCAGGGCGCGCTCAAGGGCCTGATTTCCGATCTGGTCCACGGCAAGTCCGCGACCGAGGCGCTTTATAACGCGGTCTCACAGTTGGCCGATCGCCTGCTCGATATCGCCCTCGACCAAATCTTCAAATCGCTGTTCAGCGGCGGCGCCGGGGCGGCAACCGGCGGCGGTCTCTTCGGTGGCCTGTTCGGCTTTGCGGCCGGCGGCTATACCGGCGACGGCAGCAAGAACCAGCCGAAGGGTGTGGTTCATGGCGGCGAATACGTCTTCTCGAAGAAGGCGACCAACCGGATCGGCGTCTCTAATCTGGAGGCGATGCACAAGGCCGCACAGCGCGGCTATGCCGAAGGCGGGTTCGTCCTGCCCCGGATTGGTGCCGGCGGTGGCGTAGCGCAAGCCGGAGCCGCCGCGCCGAACGTCGATGCCCGGACGACGGTCATAAACCGCTTCGACGCCTCCTCGTTCCTTTCGGAAGCGCTGGCGCACCCGGACGGGGCGAAGACCATCTTGAATGTCATCCGGGCGCAACCTGCCGTCTTCCGGCAGGCGTTGCAGGGCTGATCGATCATGGCGACGATCTGGCCCTACCTGCCGAACATCAGGCGCGAGCCCTATGTCCTGACGCGGGAGTATCGTACCGACATCATCACCTCCCGGAATGGCAAGGAACAGCGGCGCGCGCTTCGGCAAACGCCGCGCAAGCGGGTGGAATATCTCACCGGCGTTGCCGGGGACTGCCTCCGGGAGTTTGATCGCTCGATGGTCTCCGCTCAGCGGCAGTTGCTGGCTATCCCGGATCGCGTCCGATTCGTGATCCTGCCCGATGGACTTGAGGGCGATGCCACGACCGTCACTCTCTCCCCTGTCCCCGCCTGGATTGCTGACGGCGTCGAATTGCTGCTGGTGTCCGGCTCCCGCGTGGCGGCTCGCACGGTTGAAAGTGTGGACTCCGGGGGAACGGTCACCTTCACCGAGTCCGAGGCGGCATCCTGGCCGGCCGGGACGCGGCTTTATCCGTCGCTTCACGGCTACCTCGATTCTAGCATCAAGGCGCCGGTCATCTCACCGCGCGGCGTGGTGGATATCGCCGTGGCTTTCGAGGTCGATGTCGGCAGTGAGCTGGCAGAGGATGCCGGCGCGGCACCCGTCACCTTTGCTGATCGCGAGGTTTTCTTGAAGCGTCCGAACCGCTGGGCGCCGATCGATCTTGAACGGTTGCAGGAGGGCGCCGCCGACGTCGATTATGGCTTCGGCCGCATCCGCCGGTTCTTCCCGATCGCGTTCGCGACCCGCGTCTGGGGCGCGGAATATACCGGCTGTGATTTCGACCATGCGGAACTCATCCGGCAATTCTTCGATCGCATGAAAGGCCGGCAGGGCGAGTTTTACATGCCGACGTGGCAGGCGGATTTCAAACCGGTTGCCGGCGTCACAGCGGCCGGCACGACATTGACCGTCGAGGGCGCGCTCTCATCCTTTACCGGCGACACAGTCTTCAAGGCGATCGCCCTCCGCAAGAAGAGTGACGGCTCCTGGTTGCTGCGCACGGTCAACTCGATCGCGCCTTCCGGCGGTTCTAACAGCGTGCTCACGGTCAGCGCCGCCTGGGGCGAAACGATCGCGCTCGCCGGCATCGACATGGTGTCGTGGTTGCCGGTCTGGCGGTTCGCGACTGACATCCTGGCAATGAGCTGGCCGCGCGAAGACGTGGCCGAGATGACCTTGTCATTTCAGATGCTCGAAAACCTGCCGGCCGAAACCTGAAGGGTCCGACCTCCCATGTCATTCTCATCGATCGAAACAAGCCGGCACCGGGGACAGCCGGTCACGCTCTATCATTTCATCTACAGCGAAACCGCCTATTTCGCCTACACCGACGCTGAAAACCCGATCACTCGACCCAGCGAAATAGCGTCGGGCGAAGACGTGATCTATGAGCCTATCCCAATCATGCGGGATGCCATCGTGTCCTCCGGCACTATGGACAAGTCGGCGCTGGCGATCCGCATGCCGCGCGACGTCGAGTTGGGCGATCTGTTCCGGGTCTATCCGCCGGCCCAGGTCGTGACCCTGATCATTCGACAAGGGCACCTCTCCGACACCGATGACCCGCCGGAGTTTCTTGTCATCTGGTCCGGCCGCGTCCTGTCCGTTGCCCGTGAGGGTGACGAATGCGTGGTCTCCTGCGAGCCCGTCTCGTCCTCTCTGCGGCGGCCGGGCCTACGCCGGCATTACCAGTTCGGATGCCCGCATGTCCTCTATGGGCCGCAGTGCAACGCGAACAAGGCCACCCATTCAATCTCGACCACGGTCAGCGCTCTATCCGGTTCTTCGATCACCCTGCCGTCCGGCTGGAACGGCTCTTTCGATTCATCGAAGTTCATCGAAGGCGTCGTGGAATGGCTCAATGATGCCGGCGGCACGGAGCGCCGGAAAATCCTCAAGGTGACCGGCAATGTCCTCCTGCTCGGCGGCTTGCTCCGGGACCTTGATGTTGGGGCAACGATCACGGCGGCGCTCGGCTGCAATCATCAAATGTCCGACTGCCAGAACCTGTTTGCCAACATCCAGAACTTCGGCGGTTGCCCGTGGATTCCAACGGAAAACCCGATCGGTCCCCGCAACAATTACTACTGAGGCCCACATATGGCGTGGTTTATCCCGCTCCTGCTGGCGATCATTTTCAATGTCATCGCCTATCTTCTCGCGCCCAAGCCCAAGAAGGCAAAGCCGCCGGAAGTCAAAGACATGGACAATCCCACGGCCGACGCCGGCCGGCCGGTCCCGGTTATCTTCGGAACAGTGACGGTCAAGGGCCTGAACGTCCTCTGGTACGGCGACAAGTCGCGCCAGACGAAGAAGGTCAAAGCATGAGCAGGATCACCATCACCGATGTTCGGGATGCCGGCCATTGCGTGCGCGGCGCTCGGGAGTGGTTCGAGCGGCACGGCTTCGATTTCCGGGCTTTCCTCAAAGACGGCATTTCCGAACAGGACTTCCTCGCCACCGGCGACGCCCTTGCCGGCGAGGTCGTGAAGAACAAGCATCGAAGGGAGCGCCCGCGTGGGTAAAAAATCAAAGCCCAAGATTGAGGTGACGCTCTACTACATGTCGGAGCACTTCGGCATCTGCCACGGGCCGCTTGATTTCATCTCCGAGATCAAGGTTTCCGAAAAGGTCGCCTGGACCGGCACGAAGGCCACACAGGGCGATATCACCATCAATGAACCGGAGCTGTTCGGCGGCGCCAAGAAAGAGGGCGGCGTCCAGGGCTCGGTGCATTACCTGCCGGGCAACTATACGCAGACCATCCCGGAAGCGATCGCGGCAAAGCATGGGCGCACGACGGCGACGATGCCGGCCTATCGCGGCATCGCGTCGGCGTTCTTCTATAACGGGCCGGGCGGGGGAGGGTTTTACTGGTCCGCCAACTCGCCCTACCTGCCGCCCGTCTGGATCAAGGCCGCGCGCGCCTCGGTGGCGCTGAGCGAGGAACACGCCCGCATCTGGCGCGGCGCGGAGCGCTCCACCCGGACGATCTCCAACATCAATGTCGGCTTCTTGGACACCGGCCGGAAGCTGTGGGACGTTTCCGGCTCCTATCTGGTGCACGCATCGACAGACCACACCCAGGTGATAATCGAAGACCTACGCACGGGCTCGGTGCGCGCCACGATCAACCTCGGTTACACGCCGGTCTGGGTCTACATCAGCGAATCCGCAAGTCAGGTCCTGGTCCTCGCGATCGACGGCACGATGCACGCCTACAACATGTTCGGGGGCGAAGTTACCTCGGTCGATACGCCGGACCCGACTTTCGGCGGGGTTGATACAGCCGGGAGCCTGACGGGGCCGCCGACCGAGATTGTCGTTGACGGCGCCACCTATCTGTTCTGGATGCGCTGGAATGACGTCGTCTGTTGTACATACTCGGGCGGCGGCTGGGGCTTTAACTGGTCCGGGCATCCGTGGGGCCTCTTCGGTGTCACCGGCGGGGTCATCGCGGCGGGACCTGACCACCTTGTTATCCGCATGCCGTTCGGCGGCTGCTATTATGTGGACTGGTCACCGCTTGCCATTGGTTTCTTCGGTTTTACCAATATCGATTTCCTGGGGCTTCTCGGCTGGCACGTCTCGACATCTGACCCTATTCACAGCGTTTCATATGTCCCCGACACCGGCACGTGGTTTTTCACCATCGGCGGCGGATTTGACGCCACTCTCAATTCCGATTGCACTGCCGTCGTTGCACAAGGCGTTACCGGCGAATCATTAAGCACCGACACATCGCTTGCTCAGCCGGTTAAATCCCGGCGCATCCTGGACGGCGCGACCGCTGCCGCGTTCATCTCCTCGGCCGACGCCTATTTCGTTGATGTCACATCAGGAGACGTGATCGACAGCATCGCCTTTTCCGAGTTCGGTATAGCCAACGCGCCTACGCTGGACGCTGGCTGGTCCGAGGAAGAGCGCGCATTTGTCCTCAAGACCCCCACCGCCGCCTATGTGCTCTTTCTGCCGACCAATGCCTTTGACAGCAACCCGGCACACATCATCTTCGACAGCCTGACGAACACCGACTGGGGCATGGGTTCGCCCACGACCGCCATTGACGTCGATAGCTTTCACAGCGCGGCAGCGGTGCTTTACGGCGAGCAGTTCGGTCTATCGATGATCTGGACGAAGCAATCCACCATCGAAAGCTTTATCGGCGAAGTGCTGGATCACATCGAGGCGGTGCTGTTCGTCAACCCGGCAACCGGTCTGCTGACCCTCAAGCTGATCCGCAATGATTACGACCCGGACGATTTGCCGATTTTTACTCCGGACAATTGCGTGGTCACCAGCTTCGGCCGGAAGCTGTGGGGTGAAACGATCAATGAGATCGTCGTCACCTTCACCAATCCGGCCAATGAAGAGGATCAGACGGTTATCGCTCAGGACCTCGCCAACATCGAGGCGCAAGGCGGCATCGTCTCCGACGGTCGCAATTACTACGGGGTGCGGGTCCGGTCGCTGGCCGCCGGTCTCGCTCAGCGTGACCTCCGGGCCGCCGCGACGCCGCTAGCCTCCTGTGACATCGAGGCCAACCGTGAGGCGTGGGATTTGCTGCCCGGCGGCGTGCTCAAAATCCATTCCCCTGATGACGGCGTGAACAGCATCATCATGCGGATCGGACGAGTTGATTACGGCAAGCCGGGTGACCCCAAGGTTCGCGCCTCCCTCGTTGAAGACATCTTTTCGCTGCCGCTGGCCGATTACACCATCCCGCCGGACAGCGAATGGGAACCGGTGTCGGAAGAGCCGACGCCGGCCGCTGCCACGCTGGTCTTCACCCTGCCCTACTACATGATGGTCAATGAGGTTGACGCCATCGTCCTGCTGACCGGGATTGAATATCCGGAGACCTTCGCCGGAGTGCTTGCCGCCCAGACCGGCCAGGACACGGCGGAGTTCGAGCTTTTCGAAGCGGACGGCGATGACATCGGGACCAAGACGATCGTCAGCCGCGACGTGCTGGCGGCGGACATCGTCCCGGAAGTGGAAACCACGCTGCCGGCATTCCCGGACCGGACACAAGGCGACGCGCCGACGGTCGGCGGCATGATGCTGATCGAGGGCGAGGATGATACCGAAACCGAGCTTTGCCTGATCACCGCCGGGAGCACGACCACGGGATGGACGATCACGCGCGGCGTGCTCGATACCGTTCCGCGTGCGTGGCCGGCCGGCACGCCGGTGTGGTTCATCGATGAGAACCTTGAGAACACCGACGACACCATCCGATCGGAAGCGGAGACCGTCGATTACAAGGTGCTGACGCGGACCTCGCTCGGCCTGCTGGACTTGGGCGCCGCTCCCATCATCTCCGCCACGCTTTCGGCCCGGCCGCATCTGCCGCTGCGGCCGGCTGACGTCAAGGTGGATGGCGATGACGGCTTCGCCGGCGTGGTTGATGAACGCGGCGCTGACCCTGTTCCGGTCACCTGGGCAAACCGCAACCGGCTGACCGAGGACACGGTGGTGCTCGCCTGGGATGCCGGCGACGTAACACCCGAGGACGGCCAGACCACGCGCATTGACATCATCAACGGGTCTGGAACAGTGGTGTTCACGCATGATGATTTGCCCGGCACCAGCTTCGACATCCCGGCTGCATCGTTCGCCGGAGTAGCAACCGGCAGGATCAAGGTCAGCGCCAAGCGCGATGACCTCATTTCGCTACAAGGGTACGAGATCGCGGTGATGATCGACTCCGGCTACGGCGATGGTTACGGCTACAATTATGGAGGGGCCTAATGGCTCAAAGAACGCTTCCCGGCATTGGCCTCACCGGCTTCTGGCCGCTTGGATACGACGGCTGGAATACCGAGAATGACGTCAATCTCCGGCTCCTCTCCGCGCTTGTCCAGGCGCGCGCGATCAGCCGCACCACGGCGCTCCCCGGCTCCCCAACCGATGGTGACATTTACATTGTCCCGGACGGTGCCGGCAGCAACCCCAATGAGATCGCCATCCGCGATAATGGTGCCTGGGTCTACGTCGTGCCCGAGGAAGGCTTCAGGTTCTATGTCGATGACGACAATGAAAACATTCAGTTCGACGGCGCGAATTGGATAGGATTTGCCGCCGGCCTTTCTGATGCGCCGAGTGACGGCACGATTTACGGTCGAAAGGACGCGGCCTGGGAAGCGGTGCCGAGCGGTCTTTCCGATGCTCCCAGCGATGGCACGATCTATGGGCGGAAAGACGCCGCTTGGGAGGCAGTGCCGGACGGCCCGACGAGCATCGAGCTTTCACTCTTCGCCGCCGGCGAGCTGACTGCGACCGAATTGATTTTCCGGCATGAGGCGACGCAAGCCTTCACCATCCCGGCCGGCATGACGGGCTCGCGCGGCTCTTCCGCAGTAGCGGCGACGGGAACACCGGCGCTATCGGTCAAGAAGAACGGCGCGTCAGTCGGGACCGCGACATGGTCCGCCGCCGGCACGACGGCGGCGCTGGCGATGGCGTCTCCCACGGCCTTCGCAATTGGTGACATCCTGTCTGTGACCGCTCCGGCTTCACCGGATGCAACGCTTGCCGATGTCTCGCTGTCCATCGTTGGAGATTTGTAATGAGCATCCTTGCTGCCGCCACTTCGCGCGCCGATTTCTACACGGTGGGAACGACTGCCGCCATCACGACGGCGGCCAAGATCGCGCCCTACGCCAAAGAGGGCGTCTCCATCACGGGCGATACCAGCTACGCACGAATCCTGTTTCCGTCGGCGTTGGCTGAAGGCTGGTTCCAGTTCTATGTCAATATCAATGCTACCGTTGCCGGCAGCACGACCGGGCAAATGTTTCGTCTCAAGAGCGGCGAAACCGGGCAAACACTATTCCAACTTGACTTCGATGCCGCTGCCGGCAACTCCCTTGAATACTGGAACGGTAGCGCCTTTGTCGAAGTCAGCGAAACGACCACTTTCAACATCGCCCGCTTCAAAATCGACGTCCAGTTTAAGATGGACAATTCAGCAGGCTATTTCCGGGTGTACGTGAACGACACACTCATCCATGAGCTAACCGGAGATACGATTTTCACGGCGGCGACAACGCTGGACACGCTCGAACTCGCGTGTCCGAACAACGTGGGGCTCGGCAACGGTCAATATGATTTCTCCGGCTTTATCCTCGCCGACGAGGACACCCGGTCGATGATCTTCCATCAGGGGCAGGCAACCGCCGATGGCGCGAATACGGCATGGACCGGGGTATATACCGACGTCACAAAGCTCGACCGAAACGACAGCACCTTCATCGAGTCCGGGACGGCGGCTCAGCTTGAAACATACGTCATGGATGACGTGCACACTGATCTCGCGGCCTATGTCCCGCGCGCCGTCGTTCTCTCCACGCGCACCCGGCGCGGCGCGACGGGGCCGCAGAACATGCAAGGCGTCGTCCGGCAGGGCGGCAGCGACTTCACTACCTCGAACATCTCCGGCATCAACACGGCTTACGGCACCCGGCAGGCGGTGATGAATACCAATCCGGCCACCGGCGCGGCCTGGACCATTGCCGAAGTCAACGCGGCTGAGTTCGGCGTGAAGGCGATCGCCTGATATGACATTATCCCCATCCCCGTTTACCTTCGTTGGCGCAAGTAACGCGGCAGAAGTAGCGAGCGGCAATCTGACGCTTGTCACCACCGGCGTCACAATTCAGACCGGTGACCTAGTTATCGCCTGTATTGCATATCGTGACACGCCCGCCTTCTCGGCTCCGGACGCGAGCTGGTCGATCGTTGAACAGCAATCAAGCGGCAACGTCGCGACGGTAGCCAGCACGGCTATTGCGTCCGGCGTGATGATGGTCTGCCAATCGTGGCCCGCGTCTGCGCCCAGCCTCGTCTTCGGGCGCACCGGCGGGGATGTCGCCCGAGGCGTGCTGCTGGTCTATCGAGGGCAGAAGGCGGCGGGCTCGCTCAACGTGCACAGCTCGTTCACGACGGCGGCGGCGTCAACGACATCGTCCACTCCATCGATCACGACGACGACTGACGAGGAGTTGATCGTCGCAATGGTTGCGGGCGGCGTCAACAGCGGGTCGTCGGCTTTTAGGGCGGTAACCGATCCGACAACGCAGAGCGGCACGACCACCGACACTACCGAATACGGGGTGGAGGGCGCGTGGCTTGAACGCCATGACAGCACGACGAACACCGGGGCCAGGTGTTCGATCGGCGTCGCCTCTGCGGTTAAGTCGGCCGCCGGGGCAACCGGGGAAATACGGTCCACCCAGACCCAGACGTCCAGGTTCGTGACGATCGCCGCGTCGTTCAAGAACGCCGGGCAGGATCGTTCGACGGTCCAGGCTTCGAAGGCGTCCCGCTATGACGTGGTTGGGCCGAACGATGACGGGGTCAGCGTCTCCAAGGTATCCCGCTATGACGTCTTCATGGCTGTCGGCGTAGTGTCCATCACCAAGCTCTCTCGATATGACGTGCTTGTTCCAGGCGAGAGCGCGGTCAAACGGCGCGTCCAAAACATCAACTATCACTAATCCCAAACATCAGGAGCGCCACGATGGCGGCCAAGAATTTTGACGACTCCCTCGCCAGGGTGCTTGTCCATGAGGGCGGCTATGTCGATGATCCGAGAGACCCCGGCGGGGCGACAAATCAGGGGATCACACAGCGGACTTACGACGCCTACCGGCGGAGCAAGAAGCAGTCCACCCGCGCCGTCCGGCTCATGACGCCGCCGGAGCGCAATGAGATTTACCGGCGGCAATACTGGGACGCGATCCAAGGCGACACGTTGCCGGACGGAATCGATTATGTCCTGTTTGACGGCGCCGTGCATAGCGGTCCGAAGCAGTCGATCAAATGGCTACAGCGCGCGCTCGGCCCTTCCTACCACGGGGCGATTGATGGCGTGATCGGCCTCGCCACCTTCGCGGCGCTTGAGTCGACCACGAACTATTCCCAGCTCATCGACCGGATTTGCGATCGGCGGCTGGCCTTTCTCCGGACGCTCGACGGCTGGGCGCCCTTCGGCAATGGCTGGAAGCGGCGCGTGGCCAATGTCCGGGCGGTCGCCAAGGCTGACGCCCTGGATATCAAGAATCCGTCCACGGTCCTTGCGGTTCCGCTGCCCGGCGGCGAGGCAAAGGCGAGGATAGAGGATGCGCGCCGGGCTCCATCGAAAGCGCCAGGAGACGCGGCAACCGGTGGCGGACTCGGCGGTCTCGGGATTGCCGGCGTCCTGCAAGGGCTTCAAGAGCAACTGACGCCATACAGCATCGCCGGCGGCTGGATCGGAAGGCTCGTGATTATCCTGGCCGTCAGCGGCGCGCTCCTCGCTATCGGCGGCATCGCCTACCGCTGGTATGCAAAGCGGCAGCAAGCCAAGATCGCTGACGCACTCGACGTGGTGCCGGCATGATCGCCTTTCTCGCAAGCCCGATCGGCAAGATTGCCGCCGCCATCATCGTCGCCGCCGTGCTGGTCGGCGCCGGCTATATCAAAGGCCGATCAGATGGCAAACTTCGGCAGATGAAAGATACCGTTGAGGCGGTTCAAAATCGCGGGGTGATTAACAATGAAGTCAGCAAGCTTGGCGATTATAGCCTCTGCCTTCGCCTTGGTGGGATGCCAGACGACTGCGCTCAATTGCGCGGGATGGACGCCGCCCCCCAAGGCAAATAACCCGGTTAGGCTGGTCCAGGAGGAACAGGGTCTTTCCCGCTGGATCATCGCGACCGATCAGTTCGGAAAGAAACAAGGTTGCTGGAAATAGGAGAAATTCCGATGCCGCTTTTGCAGATGCTTTTGGTGATCTTGGTCATCTCGCTTGTCGCCGCCCTTGTTGCCGGCGTGCTTGTCTTCCTGATCCGGAGCGCGCCGTTCCTGCCTGAACCTTATAAGGCGTGGGCAGTATGGGCGGTCATCGCGATCGTCGTGCTGGTCGCGCTGATCAAGATTTTGCCGGCAGTGGGAGTGCTCACCTATTGAACGTGCGCGCCGCTCTTGCCATTGGGTGGCGCTGGTTTGCCCACGCATCCGGCGTCATCCTCATCGCTGGGTCGATCTCCTATGGCGTCCTGCATCTCTTCTCGATCAATGGCCCGGTCGTTACCGTAACCGAGGGGCCGGGCTACATTTCCACCGTCGTGCCCTACAGAGGGGTCCTGACCTACAAGATTTCGACCCAGCGCCACGCCTCCTGTCCCGGCCGGGTGATCGCCAGCTTTATCAATCAGGGCGGGGGTCCGCCGGTTACCGTCCTCTTGAGCCGGCCGATCCTTTCCACCGAGATCAAGCAGACCGACGACGCCACTATTTATCTTCAATTGCCTGAGAACGTTTACCCCGGCCGCTGGTTATTCCGGTCAGTGGTGGACAGCACATGTCCGACCTATTCGCGCCAGGATGTAACCGCACAGTTCCCGTTCGAGGTGACCCATCATGTGGACTGACATCCTCAATTTCTTCGGCGCCGAACGCTATTCACAGCACTCCATCTGCCTGACCAATGACCCCGTCATGATCTTCCTCTATGTGCTGTCTGATCTTTCCACCTTCGCGTCCTATATCGCGATCGGCATTTCACTGTTGCTCGTAGCGCGCGTTCCGCCCATTCGCGTGAGGCCAACGATGCGGCTCTTGTTCGGGTCTTTCATCTTCCTATGTGGTCTTTCTCATCTGACGTCCGTGATTACCCTCTTCACCGGCGTCTATCGTCTCGACATCATGATCAGGGCCGCGATGGCCGCCGTCTCGGTCATGACTGCAATTGCCACGGTCAACGACTACTATCGTCAACAGCCGAAAGTCACGTGACATGGATGCGGAGGCGTTCTTGACTGTAACGGCGACATTCCTCATCGCGATCAGTTGCGGCGTCATTTCATATCGGGTTTCCATCCGGCAAGCGAAACAGGAGATCGACGCGGCCTTCCAGCAGCACATCGAGCGGATGCACCAAGAGCATCGACTGTTCGTTGAGGAGGTTGTGGAGACGATTGAGCAACCGAAGGACTGAGATGTGGACCTCGCACCTTTTCTCACGTTCGGCGGGGCTGTCCTCACTGCTGTGTTCACCGTCATCGGTACTATCTATGTCGCCCGCTCCCGGACGAAGACTGATCTCGGCGCTTCCATCACCAGCGGCTTCCGGGAACTGACCGATCAGCTCCAGGAGGAGCGCAGCCAATTGAGCGAGATCATCAGGCGGCAGCGGGAGGAGTTGGCGAACGTCGAAAAGCTGACGGACAGGCAGGAGCACACAATTCGGCGAATGCGCCGCCGTGTGGCCCTCCTGGAAAGCAAACTGGCAAAGGCCGGGCTGGATATACCGCCCGGCGACTGAGCGCGTTCCTTAGCGAAATTCGGGCGGCTTGCAAACATTGCCCGGAGCGTCAGCGAACATCGGCGCGATCTGCCCCGGCGTGTAGCCGGCGAGGCCGCACCCGATCGCCGTGAGATTGAATGTCAGCTCCGGGTGATTGCGCGCGAACTCCAGGAAGCGCTCGACATGCATCCGAATGTTATCCAGGTGCAGCGTCCGAATATAATGGTCCTTCGTCGGTATGCCGTAAGACCTCCCTTGAAGGCCCTCGCCCTGGCCGTAAATCGCCCCGTGATTTTTGAGCGCAAACAGCGCCGCGCCCTTCCCGTGCCGGCCGGCGAGATTGCTTCCGAAAACGAAGATATTCAAAGCGGGTCCGCTCCTTCTCTGACGGCGATCTCAATCCACGCAGAGATCGCCGCGCGGCTCGTCAGGCCGTCGATCGATCTGCGTAAGTCCCCGATCTTCTCACCTTGCCAGAGCGGCTCGGCAATCCACTGCCGGAGGTAGGCGCGCATCGCCGCAATGTGTTCGGGCGACATGTCCCCGCCGCTCAGATAAGCCTTGACGGCGGGCCGCAAGACGCCGCTTGTTTCATTCATCCAATATCCGGGCACACGCACGATCTTCATATCCTGATGCTTCCACGGTTCCCTCCCGGCGCGGGCTGGAACTCCTGACCAACGGCGCCCGCGCCCACCTGCCCCGCCCTAACCGGTGGGGCCTTTTTTTATGCGACAAAATTCGGGTCGTGTCTGCCCGGTTTGTGCCATCCTTTGTGCCAGTGAGCCGCCGGGACCGAAAGGGAAAGCCCGGAAAACATGGGAAATGGACGGCACAAACATGGCACAAAGGCCCCGGAGTAACCGGAGCCTTTTTCTTTTCAAGCCGCTGTATTTCTTAGGGAATTTGATGGTAGCGGAGGAGGGATTTGAACCCCCGACACAAGGATTATGATTCCCGTGTCAGCGTTGTTTTTATTAAGTTTTTTGTCATTTTGTGCCAGTGTTGTGCCATCCGTGCCGGCGCTGTGCCGCTGCCCCTTTACCCTAGCAATGACCGTTCAGCGGCGGCCAGCTCGTCGGCATCATCGCCGCGCGGGAACAAATGCCCGTAGCAGTCGAGCGTCATTTGAATACTCGAATGCCCCAGCCGTTCTTGCACTGACTTGACCGGCAGCTCCAGACCGCCGTCAACCTTCCGGTTGATGCACCACGAGGCGAAGAAGTGCCGGAGCGAATGAAGGCCGCTGTACTTCGCCAGCATGATCGGTTTGCCGTGCTTGTCTAGCTCCCCCGAGGGAACCGAGACCCCTGCCCTGATTCCAGCCGGGATCAGTCCCCGGTTGACAATATTGGCATGGCTTTCAAGCTTCCCCTTGCCGTTCGGAAAAACGTAATGAAGTTCCATGATGGGCTTGCCGGCTTCATCAACCCGCCCCGTATCTCGGCGCGGGCAGACTAACCGCCATTCCCGAAGCGTGTTTGTCACGATAGGTGAAACCGGAATGGTGCGCTCGCCGGCTTCGGATTTCGGACGGCCAATCTTGCCGTATTCATCGGCGCGCTGGCAGACGCTGATCGATCGTCCCTCCAGATCGACATCCTCCCACCGCAAACCGCGTAGCTCCGATGAGCGCATACCGCTGAAAATTGCGGTGATCAGCAGCGGACGCCAATGGCCCATGCCGTCGAGCGCGTTGATGATCGCGCGGACCTCGGCCGGCATCGGGATGTGAACCCCTATCTTGAGTTTGCCCTTGCTGCGGCGCTCCGCCCGCTTTTCTTTCCCACCCCGGCGCTGACGCATGTCCCTGACCGGATTCCGGGTCGCCAACCCGCGTTCAACCGCATCCCCCAAAATGCCGCCGAGTGACACGAGCACCTTTTTGATCATCGCGGCAGAGCGACCATCCGCCCTGAGTTTGTCTTCGAACTCCCGGATCAAAGGCACCGATAGCTTTGACACCAGCGTGTCGCCGATGAACGCCTCGATGTGGAATTTTAGATGGCGCCGGCGCTGGTCCAGGGTGCTCCGCTCAAGACCCTCCCCCTCACCGGTCGCAATCCACAGCTCAGCGGCTTTTCGGACGTTAACGCTGTCGCGGTCAGCAACGTGGGTGCCTTCACGAACCTCAATCTTCGCCTTCTCCACGAAAGCGTCCGCATCCTTTTTCCGGCCGAACGACTGACGATGCCGGACGCCCTTGGCGTCAATATAATCGGCCATCCACGATTCGCCTTCCGACCCGTCTCTGTTCGTCCATTTGCGCTTGCGTACCGACATTGTCAGTGACCTCCCCCAAGCTGGTCTAGCCGATCGGCAATCCACATTTTGATCAGCGCCTGCCGGGTTATCCCCCGGCGCTGCGATTCCTGATCGAGCCCTTCGACCATCCATGTCGTGAAATCGACGTTGACACGCTTGACCTCAAGGTTCGGCCGGCGTCCCTTTGTCCAATCCACCTCGCCGCTGACGTCCTCTCCGGCATCAAAGCGCCGGTCAAATTCAGTTGCTTTCATAATGCGCTACCTCCTGTTGTCTGGCCCGGCGCACCGAAATAATCCGTATCTTTGCGCCGCGATGGGTGATGACCGCCGTCCAGTGTTTCCCGGCGATCATGCCGATAGCGAGGAAGCGCGGTTCATCTTCGGTTTTTGCAGGGAATTCTAAGAGCCGACTATCGAGCCACAGCGCCTGTGCCTCGACGAAACCAATGCCGTGTTTGGCCTTGTTGCTGTCACTCTTCGCCGGGTCAAATTCGAAATCCATAAAATAAGTATAGGTATAAAAACGGTATAAAGCAAGCGCACGCGGAGTAGTGGAAAAGGTGTTAGTTCAGGAAGTGCTCGCGCAGCTTCATTTTCGAGGCGACCCATCGATTGCCGATTTTTTTGGCCGGCAGCTCCCCGCGTTCAAGCATGTTGTAAGTGACCTTCTCGCCGCGACCGATCTCGCGGGCGATTTCTTGAGCGCCCCACAGGAGGTCATCGCTGAGACCGGCCGGCGGCGCTGGATCAGGTTTTAGATGCATCGTCATTGTAACGGCTTCCTTGTTGCTGAACTGCATTTCACCTTGCTTCGCCGTGCCCTGCTTTGCCCCGCCCCGCCCAGCCGTGCCTAACCGTGCCACGTCATCGCCGTTCGAAAATTCACAAACCTCAATCCTTGCCCTGCCCTGCTTCGCCGCTCCACGCCGAGCCTTTCCCGGCTGTGCCGCACCTAGCTCGGCCCTGCCCTGCTTCGAAAATTCAAAAACTCAAATCCTTGCTTTGCCTCGCCTCGCCGGGCCTTGCTCGACCTAACCCCGCCAAGCTACGCCCTGCTATGCCCCGCCTCGCCTTGCCTCACCTAGCCAATCCTCGCAGTGCCCGGCTTTGCCCGGCCATGCGATGCCCCGCCATATTCAAAATCGACAAACCTCAATCCTTGCATTGCCGCTCCGCGCCTTGCCCCGCCATGCATCGCTGAGCCCCGCCTCACCTTGCCTAGCCTAGCCTAGCCGTGCCCTGCCGCGCCTTGCCATGCCGTTCGAAAATTCACAAAACGCAATCCTTGCCCTGCCCCGCCACGCCTAGCCTAGCTCTGCCCTGCCGAGCCCCACCTAGCCACGCCAGCTATTTCGAATCCGACCTCAATCACTTGCGGCTCTGCGCTTCCACATCCTTGACGAAGTCGATGACTTCATCCTCCATGATCCCCAGAGCCACCTCCAACCGGTGGCCGAGTTCCATTCCCTTCCGCAGCACATGCGAGAACGCGATGGCGCCTGAATAGAAGCTCATGCGCATTTCAATGTATTGCTGGGAGTCGGTGGGCAATCCGTCGTAGCAGGAGGTCACATAGCTTTTCCAAAGCTGCTCGATGAAGTCCGTCCGGCCCGGTTTCTCATTGTCGTTCATGCCGGTGTCCTCCCGATCCGGTCTGCCAGGACCGCGCGTTCGACCTCAGTCAAGTCCCAGGCGCCGCAGACAAGCCACGTGTCGCCACGGCCGATCCTCCGGAGCAGCATCGGGTCCGGGGGAATGTCTTTCCAGTTCGCCTCAAACAGGATGTGATAGTTCGCCAGCCCGCGCGCCGGGCGGATATCCGGCGGGATATGCGGGACTATTGCCTCGGCCATTCTATGGCGGCCGGGGAAAGTGCCGTCCGGAAACTCGATGTAACGGCTCTTGGCCGTGTTGCTGGTGATCCATTTCAGGTCGGAGGTCATGCGGGCCGAGCCGTCGTGCCGGATGGTCAGGTGGCAGAGCGCGGCGTCGGCGCGGGCGATGCCGAGGAGCGGCAGGCCATACTCATTGACGCCGGCCGCCTTGATCGATGCGAGCGCCCGAACGACCTTCCGGCCTTTCGAGATGAGATAATAAATCCGCTCAATCTCCTGATCGATCGGCGTCGAATAGGCGCGGTGCTCCCGGTACTTTCGATACAGCCGGGCCGCCTCGCCTATTTCGAGGTCAAGCGTTTGGGTCTCCATTGCCTTTCTCCCTTTTGCCAGAGGCGAGCGCGTCGAGATAGCGCCGGGCCTCTGCTTCCTTCATCGTTCCATCAACAACCTTGCTGGCGATCTCGCGGCAATTCCGGATAAAGGGCGCATCGTCCACGGGCGCGGTCTTGAGCCATCCCTGTTCCAGCCAACCGAGTCCGTCATGCCGGGCTTCGATGGTCAGGCTTTCATCGGTCGCGTAACGCAGGAATTTTTTGACCGCCTCCGGCTTGAGCGAAGGCGGTTCGGTTGATCGCGGCAGCGGCGCCGGCTCCCGTGATGGGAGTTGCGGCCTGTTACCGGCGCCGCTGCCTTCATCGGTCCCGCTGGAGGTCGGGGCCGACGGTTCCTGATCTTTGCCCGGATCAGCCGATTCCTTGGAAAGCGTCTCGGGATCAACACCGGTGATCCGGTGCAGGATCAACATGGCGCCTTCATAAAATTCTTCGAATTCCGGCTCTTCCAGATCGCTCAGGCTACGGGAATAGATCACCTGGACCCCGCCGACGGTCCGGCCTTCCTCGGTGATGCCGAGGAGGCGCTTGAGTTCATTGTTCGCTTCATCGACGTTTCGAAACTTGGTGGGGCAATCCTTCACGACGCGGGCGAGGATTGCGAAATACTTCCGGCGCTTCCAGGTCTGATCGGCCGCCGGCTTGAGCGTCATGATCGTACCATTGCGGAAGCTGTCCAGGCGCTCCTGGGTAAACGGGTCAGCCGGCGTCAGTTTGCCGGGACCGACTACCATGCGCAGCGGGGGAAATTCGCTCTTCATGCCGGCACCTTCACATCAAGTATCTTTTCGAAATCACGCCGCATCTTGTTCAGCTCCTTGATGCCGGCGGGTCCGTCGCTCTTGGCCGCGTTCTCCAGCAGCGGAAAGCCGGAGGCAATCGAAGCGTCAACCTCGTCACGGGTGGCCGGCCGGGCCTTGGCGTAAAACTCAACTTCGGTCGGGTCGCCGATGCGGAAGAGCACGCCGTTATGAACCTCCATCTTCTGATAGGAGTCGGTGACCCAGATTGCGCAGACGCCCGGATTGCGATCGATCATCTGTCCGGCGACATGCCTGTCCTTCGGCAGATCGCGTTCATTGCGCTTCGCCAGCGGCTGCGTGAGGAACGGGCAATTCTTCGCCGCGAACCGCGCGCACGTGTAGTGGCTGGGCGGCTCGGACGACACCCGGTTGATGCAACACATGGGGCCGATCACGAAAGCCTTGTGCCGGCCCATCGTGTCACCGCAGAGCCAGCAGAGCTTGCGACGGTAGCAATCCGAAACCCAGCCGGGCTTAACCAGACGGAAGTCCGGGATGCCGTCACGGGTGTGAACAAACTTCGGGATAGGAAAGCCGCGCGCATCGCGCGGCAGTCGTTCGAAGCGCTGCGGCATGTCCGTGAACAGACGGTCAATCATGCCAATGCCCCTTTTGCTCGCAGGAGGGCGCCGCCGAATGACCACGGCTCTTTTCTGGCGATCTCATTCCAACCCGGCGGCAAGATCGACGCCGACAAGCGGCCCGGCAGGATGGCGCTCTTGCTGTCAACCTGGGCGCCCTTGATGCCGCGATGTTGCAGGTATTGCGCAATCATGCAGCATGAGCCATCCATGTAATCGTAGCGCTTGGCCGGGTCCTTTCTGCTGAGAAATTCGATCAGGCTGCTATTGTCGAAGATCGGTTTCATTTGCACTTCCTCCTTGGGTTTTGGGTTATTCCGCGACCGTCACGCCGAGCGCCCGGAGCCGCCGGTTCTTGATATTCAGGCAAAGTTTCTGGTCATCCTCGGCCTCTTGGAAGCGGGCCATAGGGTCCATCTCGGTCCAGATTTCCTCGACCGTCTCCGCGTCCGGCGCCTCAGTGAGACGATCACGCAGCTCATCGAAGAAGGACCAGTCAACATCCGCGTCGGTCTCGGCGCCGGATGTTTCCTCGGCACCCGCCCCGGACGTTTCCTCAACCACACCGTCGATCATCGGGCCTTCGTCTTGTTCCGCCTCCTCGGCGGGCGTTTCCGTTCCGGCGGGCAATGCATCCGGCCGTGGCGGGCGCGGCGCCTGACGGACATCTGGGAGCGACGTGAGACGGTTCTCCGCGACTCGCTGCCCTTCCTCTTCATCGAAGATGCCGGCGAAGCCGAAAGCGTAGCGTGCGCACTGGATCAGCGACTTGTGCCGGAGCATCCGGTGGGCCATCTTCCACGGGTCGGTATCGCGCCAGCACTCGGACAGATATTCGGTGACCGCCGTGGGGTGGGTCCGGTCCTTCCGATAGATCGTGCACTCGCACGAATACAGGGCTCCGCTATCATCGTGCACCTCATTGAATTTGAAGCCGTCACAGGCCGGGTGCGAGTTGACGAGGTTTACCCAACCGTCGATCGAGACGATCGGGACAACGCCGCCGCCGCGCTTCGGATAGGCGAAGATTTCACGGGTGATCGGATTGAGTTTGTATTCCCGCGCGACCAGCAGGAAGGCGGCAAACTCTTCGCGGGTTAGCGGCCGGAACTGCTCCCCCCTCTTCGGCGCCGGCGAACATGTCGCCCGGACGGTTAGCTCAAACGCTTGCGGTTCCATGCCGAAGCGGGCGGCCATGTCATGCAGGACCGAGCGCGGTTGGTCCTGTCTGGTTGCGATTGCGGTATTCATTGCATTGCCTTTCTTTGCCTCACCGAGCCTAGCCTAGCGCCACCTAGCAACGCCTAGCCTCACCGTTTCCACGCCTAGCCTTGCCGTTCGAAGCCCCGCCCCGCCATGCCGTTCCTTGCCTTGCCTCACCATGCCCATCCACGCCTTGCCCCGTTCGGGGTGTTTAAGCTGCCTGGGGCAGGCGAACCGGGGCCTCCCGTTCCTCCTCCCAGCGCACGACGACGAAGCGGCCGAAGGGTCCTTTCGTCGCCGGCCGGAAGTCGCCCAGGCCGATGCGCTTGCCGGCGTCGTCAATGATCTGACGCATCAGCTTTTGGCTCATGATCGTGATGTCGAGATCGAGCACGAAATCCAGCCGCCAATCATCGAACAACGGTCTATGGGACAGGATGCGCCCGCCGGTCGAAGGGATGCGGACGGGCCGCGTATCAACCCGCCAAGGCTGCTCGTGGATGATCGGAATTGTCGCACCTTCGACATCGACGCAGGAGAAGAGCATGGATGATTTTTGCGTCGTCACTTGGCTCTTGCCGACCTTGTGGAAGCGTCCGCCTTCGACAAGGCAGCGCAGCAAGTTCGGCTGGGGGATGACCAGTTCACCCTCAAGCCCGTGATAGAGTTTTGAGGACGCGATCTCCAGAGGTGTCCCGCGATCCGTTGTTGCGATTGAGGAGCGCGTCCCGCTCGTCGCTGCCTCGGCCGCCTCATCCGTGAAGCGATTGCAGAGGAGTGGCGTGATGCCTTCGATGTTGACTTGGATTTTCATGTTCATTCTCCGTTGGATTGACCTTGCTGCGTTTCCTTGCTTTGCCCCGCCTTGCCTTGCCTACCATTGCCTGACCAGGGTCTGCCGTGCCTTGCGTAGCCTTGCCGAGCCACGCCATGCCACGAGTTTATCGCCTCGGCGGCGGCGGCCTCTCGTCCGAGTGCCGCGTCGAAATCATCGGCCGGCGTTCTTCGTGGCCGGGGTATGCTTTTGAGAAAGCCCACATCATTGGGACCAACAAGACCATTGCAGTGACGCACATGGCGGCGGGCAGAGTGCCCGTGATGTAAGCGGCGGCGATCAAGAGGCCGGCGCTGACGCCGTAAATTCCCCAGGCGAGCATCTTCAAACCCATCTCAATATCCCCTCGGCGGAACGTAGAGGCAGATGGTCCTGGACGTGTCCAAGCCACCGGAGCTACACCAGTGATATTCGCCATCGGGCGACTGCCTGATCCGGGTGTCGGTGTAGCCGAGCACTTCGCCGGTGCTGGAAATCTGGTAGCCCATCGGCGTCTCTTTGACCCGGACGCCGGGGTCATGATTGACCTCGCGGCAGTCCATGCCGGAGCAGCATCGGAGGTCATACCGCCAGCCAGCGGGAGCGTCGTGGGCCTGAACCGTGCCGGCGATAAGACCGGCGGCGATGACGAAATTCATGCTGAACATTTCCGAATCTCCTGAAACCGCGCCTTGCTTCCGCCTCGCCGTGCCTGACCGCGCCAAGCCCTGCCTAGCCCAGCCTTTTTTAGACGGCTCGTTTTTCCTCGATGATTTCCATGCCGGCGACGGTCCTCTGTTGCCGCGCCAGCCGGTTGGCAATCCGCTGGGCCGTTTCCTTGAGTTCTTCGTCATCCATGATCGCGGCCAGGAACGCTTCGAAGTCCGTTATCAGCCCCGTGCGATAGGTCCGGAGCGACGTCTTCTCGCCGGTGGGTCCGGCCTGGGGAGGACGGAATTCGGCGTCACGCTCCGCCTCCTTGGCGGCGGCTACCTTGGCGCCGGCCTCGCGCTGGGCGTCCGGGCTGTTGGCCTTCCGCGCCTCCTCTTCTGCCTCCTGCCGCAACCGCTCGGCCTCTATAGCCTTCTGGGCGGCGCGCTCGCGTTCAAGCCGCTCCTGTTCCCTGAGCCAGACCGTCGCGCGCCGCTTGAGCAGCTCCGCATAGCCGGCCGGCTGCTCGCGTAGTTCCCGCCACCGCGCGTCGACCTTTTTCACGGCGACGACCAGAGGGGCCTTCTCGACGGCGTGGAGTTGGTCCGCGCGGTTGCCGATGCTCCGGAGACGCTTCAACAAGGTCGCTTCACTATCGGCCTGATCCTTGGTCGTGAGCGGCGCTTTCAAAGCGTTATCGACCAGTGCCTTTTCACCGACGAACTCAGCCATCAGCGCATCGAATGGGTCGGCCTCACCGGCGGCGGCAGAGTTATGCCCTATGCCGGACGCCGCGACTTGTTCGGGTTGATCGGCCCAACCGCCGCCGGCTACCGCCCGGTCGAAGGCTGCTTCGGTAATCGGGTTTTTGCACGCCCACAGCCAGAGGTCCGGAATGTTCTCCGGGATGACTGCCTGCCCGGAGCGCGCGGCGCACCAGACGCCGGTTTCGTCCTGCCAGAACTGGACGGGCTCCCACGCTTGACCCTTCCGGCGGACCCGGAAAAATCCAGTCCACGGAAGTCCGTCATGGACGGCAAGCGCGCCTTTCCCGATCTTCGAAGGATCGGCGAGCGCTAGCCGCCACTTTTCCCAAGGGTCTGTCATCTGGAGGTTTCTCCCGTTTTTTCTCCGATGGGTTCATGAAAGCAAATCTTGCTCGCCCCGACAAGTGGCCGGGCAAGAAAAAATTGCACGAAGAGGCTAACTCATTCGCTGGCTGCATAAATTTTATTGGAAGGGGCGGCCGAGGGGCTATTGCCACGCCTCGGCCGGAAGATGGGTGATTATAACCCTGTTAGGCTAGTAACACGGGCCGCGTCCTGCTTGGCGCGGATGACTTCAATGTCGTCTTCCGTCAGCAAGACGGGGATGGGTGCACGGTTGGGGAATTGAAGCAGGTAGCGATATGACCTCGTTGCCGGATCATACTGGACATAGCTGTTTTCCACGTCGGGCCGGGAGCCGCGCCGGAGCATCATAGCCACCTGCCGCGCATGCAATGATGATAGCCGGGATTGGAGCACCATCTTCGCGGCGCCCTGGCTTGCCTCATGGAAAACCCAGGCGGCTACATCGACAAGCCGAATTAGTGCGGACATCTGTTGTCCGTCTTCAGTTTCAACACGCATGAGCGCTTCGCCGCTCCGCAAGCTCGTGATACGAAAAGCCGCCAACGGTGACACGACGTCAGGCGACTGCAAACTGCACCTCTGTCCCATAGCTCATTGATCCTCTTGCGATTTTGGGGTTTTTCCCTTTAGTTTTGACTGCTCTTTCCTAGCCTCAAGAGACCGTAGGCGGTTATCGATCATCGCTTGGAAATGCTCATAGAGGGGGTCGTATTCTTCGGGCGGCAGCAATTCCAATCTTGCGTCTATGCTCGGCTTCACCACGGGGCTACCTGCCCCGGTCGTGAGCCATGCTATTGAAATGGTGAAGGTCTCTGCTATTCGTTCGAGATTGGCGCGCTTGACGCCTTTCCCTACCTCCCAATTCCCCACGGCTCCGCGCGTCACGCCTAGCCGGGCTGCGAAATCGGCCTGTCGGTCGATCCCCAATATCTCGGTGCGGAGATAACAAACGCGCTTGCCGAGTTCGATATCGGCTTGCTGGTCGGCCTCCCGCTTTCCCATTTTTTTAGCCGCTGGTGCGTCGGCGCGGCCTTTGCCGAGAGGTTTCCCACTCGCCATACAGTTTTATTTCCCTCTAATTAATCAACTTGCCACAAGCAAGGTTACCTTGCCAATCAGATTTTTACAAAAAAAGATTGAACTCTTGTGTAACGTTTGCTTTCATGGCGCGCATGGAACAGCGCCACAAAACGTTACCCGAAGACCCCCGAGAACTTGCCTGGGCAGAAGCGCGGGCACGGCTGGGCGGCCTCAAGCCGCTTGCCGCCAAGCTGGGAATATCCCGGCAGGCGATCAGCGTGTGGAAGATCGTCCCCAGCAAGCATGCCGTCAAAGTATCGGAAGAGACCGGCGTTTCGCTCCATGAATTGCGCCCGGACATCTATCCGGACCTCTACGGGCCGAACCATGAAAAGCCGGCAACCAGACCGGCAGAGGCTGAACCCGCCGAAGAATCCACGAAAGCAGTTAGCGAGACGACGGGCTTGCTCCGCCGTCTCATCACGTTCCCGCGCCGGTGATGGTGGCACCTAAGCCGGCCGGGAATTAGTCACCGCACCCTTGCCCACCCCTGATTTCATGGCGGGTGCGGTGGCTACCAAATCCGAACAAGGAGCACCCATGCACGCAAAAATCGGAGACAATTCGCACGAGCTGACGCCGGCCGAGACCAAGGCGCTGTTCATGCACCACTTCGACAAGGTCCTGAAACAGACCGAAATTTGCAAAGCCGAAAACGCTATCCGGCAGAAGCTTCGCAAAGAGGCCAAGGCGGACGGCATCATCCTTTCCGACATCGATTTCGGGCTCCGCTGCGCTCAGATCGAGGACCCCCAGATCATCATCGATGAGCAGAAGCGGCGCGCTGAAATCGGCCGGTTCTTCGCCTTGCCGATCGGGGCGCAAACCGAACTGGATTTCGACCGCATGCCGGCAGTCGATCGCGCACGAGTATTGGGTGAAGCTGCCGGATTTGCCAGCAAGAACGCGGACACGGTCCCCTATGACGAAAACTCCGATCAAGGCCGGGCATGGCTCGAAGGGTGGAAAGACGGGAACATGCGGCTCGCGGAAGATTTCCAGACTGCCCACCAAAAAAAGAGCGCTAGCCGCAACGATGCCGACACCGCATCCGATGACGGCGAAAACGACCCTGACAATGATGATGAGCCCGATGAGGCGGCATAGGCGCCGCCATGACCCATCCTGACTGTGATGAACGGAGCAAATGGAATGATGCCGATCGAGGCCGCGTCGCGGCGATGCTCAAGCAGGGCCTGTCGCGCCGTGAGATCGCCCTCAAGATGGGTATCACCCGTAACGCTTGCGGCGGCCGGATTTACCGCGACGATGATTTGCGAGCCGTCGCGCCGGGCCGTCCGCCGTCCAGGCCGAGAAGGGTCGTGCCAGTGATGCCGCCCCCGGACCTCCCCCCGCCGGTGATGCGTCGAGTGCCGCTGAAAGACCTCGGCCAAGACGAATGCACGTGGCCGATTACCACGGCTCCAGATCGCAGGGTGATCGGCGCCTTTCTCTTCTGCGGCGCCGAGACGGAACCGCTGGCGATGTGGTGCCGCTATCACGGGCAGCTTGGATATGTCCCGCCAAAGGAGCGCCGTCATGGGTAAACGCTCCGCATTCCCGCGCAACAAACATGACGCCTATCAGACGCCGTATCCGGCAATCCCACCGATCATCCCCCACCTTCGCGCCGAGAATATCTCGTCGTTCGTGGAGCCCTGCTGTGGCAAGGGGCAGCTCATTGATTTCCTCCGCTGCTTCGGCGTCTACTGCCGCCTCGCCGGCGATATCCAGGAAGGCTTCGACGCGCTGACTTGTGACCCGCATCTCCTGGCCGGCGCCGACGCCATCATCACCAACCCGCCTTGGACCAGGGCGATCATGCACCCGATGATAGCCCGGTTCTCTCTGATCGCGCCGACATGGCTCCTCTTCGATGCCGACTGGGCGCATACCAAACAGGCGGCTCCTTACATCGACTACTGCTCCAAGATCGTGAGCGCCGGCCGGCTTAAATGGATGCCCGGAACGAAGCACACCGGGAAGGACAATGCCGCTTGGTATCGCTTCGATCGGCGCCACACCGGCGGCCCGGTGTTCTTCGGCTGGTCCTCAAATCAAATCGGAAAAAGTTACGCGGAGGCCGCCGCATGAGCGCGCGCATGACACCCGACGAAATCCGCCAGCAGGCAATCAGCGTCATGAAGAGCGGCGGGAGGGAAGTCTGCGAGCGCGCAATCACGAAATGGCTGCGGGGCGACTACGGGGACGACTACGGCATGATCAACGCCTATGTCGCCAACTGGCAGGACACCGCGCGCGAGATTTCGAGGCTCACCTCATCTTCGGCTGGTCCTCAAATCAAATCGAAAAAAGTTACGCGGAGGTAGCGGCATGAACGTTCACCCATTAGCAGCGATGTTTCCCATGCTCCCGGACGATGAGCTGAACGCGCTCGCTGAAAGCATCAAGGAGCACGGGCAACGCCATCCCATCCTGATCGGAGAGACCGCCACCGAGGACGGTGAACTCGTTGAGGTCATTGTTGATGGCCGCAACCGTTTTGAGGCATGCCGCAGGGCTGGGGTTGAGCCCAAGTTCGAGCGTCTGAACGGAGTTGACGTTCGGCAGGTGATCCTAGCCGAGAACGTCGAGCGGCGGCACATGACCAAGGGCGCGCGAGCGATGGCTGTCGCGATGCTTTACCCCCAGGCCGAACGTGGGCGAGGAAAAAAAGACCCTGCAAAAAATGCCCAGAAAGTGGGGCTTTTTGGTAATGAACTCCTCCGCCAAGCTCGCACTGTTCTCGATCATTCCAAGCCGCTAGCCGAATCCGTGCTAGCCGGGGTCAAGCCGCTCGACCTCGCCTATCAAGAGGCCGCGAGGGCAAAACAGGCGGCAGATTCCGAAGCTGCCCGGCTGGACCGTCTCCGGGAGCAAGCCCCTGACCTAGCCGACCTTGTAACAGAGGAGCGCTTTTCATTGAACGAAGCGCTAGCAGCGGCCGAACAGCGCCGGATTGAGGAACTCGATCGTCAGCGGGCGGCTACCTCCAACCTCTCCCGCCTCTATTCCAGTCTTCATCCCCGCACCGCTTCACCATCGGATTACGCGGAGATGATGTTCAGCGGCATCAACCCGAAGTTCTGGCCCACTGAAGGTGAAGCCCTGTCGCCGGACGGCCTCAAGCGATGCGCCGCCGTCCTTTTAGCAACTGCTGAAATGTTGGAGAAAGGATCATCCCAATGAGTAACCGCCGCCGGAGATCGACCGGGTCGATGCTGATGCCGGTCATTCACCGCATCGTGCGAAACCTGCCTGATGCGTCAATAGGCGTCTTTGAGGATACCCACGCGCGATTAGCGTTGGCGAAATACCTTCAAGAAAATCCTCAATATCGCATGACCGCGATGGAGCAAGCCAAGCGCGAGTATGCCCGCTATCAGAAAATCCTCAGTCCGCGCCCTGCATCGCCGGGAGGGTTTTATCACCCTGAGCGGTTGGTGCCCGCATCACCCTCAAAGAGCATCTTCATGGCAAAGGTCGGGTTGGTGCAGTTGGATTTCTGGAAGGACAAGCATGAGGAGGCCAAGCGGCACGCCGACGAGGCGCATGCGAAGAAGACGGATTATTGGGAGACCCGCCGCCGCGCGCTGATCGAGACCGGGCTAACCAACCTCAATGACGTCGAGTGCGCTGTCTTCGGCTACAAGCCCCGGCCGGTCCCAACCATGCCGGATGAAATATTCACTGACGATGGCGATGATGAGGATGACGTTTGATGCTCATTCTCGGCCTCGACCAAAGCATCACCCGGACAGGCTGGGCGCTCTATCGCTTCCCCGGCGACGAGCGGCACATGAGGTGCGGCTCGTTCTCCTGTTCGGATGAGGCCGACGCCGACGCCAAGTGTGAGCGCTTCGCCCGCGAGATCAAGCGGCTGGTCGGACCCCAGGAAACGCGGCCGGATTTCATCTGCTGGGAGCGGGCCAAACGGCAAATCTCCGCCTATCCCAAAAAGCCGAACGCCGATCTGCTCGGCCTGGGCGGACAGGACGTTTGGACGGTCAACGCCGATCAGCTCCTCCTCCCGGAAATTCAAGGCATCATCCGGGCGGCAACCGTCTTCTATCGCGTGCCGCACGAATCGGTGTCACCGGCGACATGGCGGGCTGCGATATACGGCAAGGGCGGCGGCAAACTATCGCGCGTCGATGCGAAGGCGCGGGCCAAGGAATACTGCCAGGCCCTCGGTATCAAGTTCAGCGGCGACGATCAGGCGGAAGCCGCTTGCATCGCCCGTTGGGCCGCGACGTGCTCTATCGCCTTCCGGATGCTTATGGCGAGGGCGGCGGCATGATCCAGTTGCGCGTCCTGTCCCTCGGTGCCGGCGTCCAATCAACCACGATGGCGCTCATGGCCGCGCACGGCGAAATAGGCCCGATGCCGGATGCCGCGATCTTTGCGGACACCGGAGCAGAACCGCAGCCGGTCTATGATCACCTCACGTGGCTGATGTCGGCCAACGTGCTTCCCTTCCCCGTCCATGTCGTCAGCGCCGGGAACCTCCGGGACATCCTTACGGGCCGCGCCCACTGGAAGGGCGGCAATGACGGCCGGCCGCCGTTCTACGTTGTCACCGACAAAGGTGACGCCGGCACGCTCAATCGACAATGCACCCGGCATTTCAAGATTGATCCGATCCGCCGGAAGGTGCGTGAGCTGCTCGGCCTGACGCACGGGCAGCGCGGACCCAAGACCGCAGCGGCGGAGCAATGGATTGGCATCAGCCTTGACGAAGCCACCCGCATGAAGCCGTCGCGTGACCGCTACATCGAAAGCCGGTGGCCGCTGATCGAAAAGCGGATGACGCGCCGGGACTGCCTGAAATGGCTTGCCGCTCATGACTATCCGCTGCCGGCAAAATCGGCCTGTACTTTCTGCCCATTCCGCAATGACGTCGGCTGGCGCGACCTCCGCAACAATGACCCGGTGTCATTCGCCGACGCCGTCGCGATCGACAAGGTCATCCGGGACGGGATGCCCGGCGTAAATCGTTCCCAAGTATTTATCCACCGATCGCTGAAGCCGCTCGATGAGGTCGATCTATCGACCGCCGAGGAGCGCGGCCAACTGAACCTTTTCATCAATGAGTGTGAAGGGATGTGTGGCGTATGAGCGGCGAGCGCTGGATGAAATTCTATACCAGTGATTGGCTCGGAGATGCGCAGCTCCGCACGTGCAGCGTCGCCGCGCGCGGTCTCTGGATGGATATGATTTGCCTGATGGATAACGCCAGCCCGCGCGGGCACCTCAAGCTCGGCCGCCGGAAACTCGACATGCCGACGCTCGCCGGGCTCGTCGGGCTGACCCCGAAACAGCTTGAAAAACTGATCGATGAATTGCGTGAAGCGGACGTTTTCAGCCTCACAAATCGGGGCGTTATCTTCAGTCGAAAAATGATACGGGAGGAAAAGTGGAGGAAAAATGGAGCGAAAGCGGTAAAATCAAGATGGGCGAAAGCCACTGAAAATAAAGAGGAAATCGGAAAGCGTATTAGGGGGTCTATGACTCCAGAGTCCAGAGTCCAGAATCAAACCTCTTTACCCTTTCGACTCGATGCTACGCGCGACCTTCCGTCGAAGTCCCGTCCCCTCACCAAACACCACGACCCTCCCGACTACAGCAATGATCCCGTCGAACCGACGCAGGCGTTGCTGCGAACGCCCATCGTCAAACTCAGCATCGGAAAAGGAGAAAAGTCATGAACGAAGTTGGTTTTGCTACACCCATCAGGATGATCACCGAACGCGGCCCGTCGCACGCTCGCCTCACCCAAACGCTCCGGGACGTCCGGACGGTGGAACGGCAGCTTGGCGAACTGGCCCTGGCTCTGACCGGCTCCCGGCCGGAAGGCGTCGCGGCAGTAACCACGGAAACGCCCCAAGGCTTGTTCCCCCGCCTGGAAGGAACCATCCGTGAAATCGAGTCCGAGATCGCCGCCATGCGTGCCGTTCTCGAACATATCAAGCGGCAAATCTGATGACGCCGAAGAAGCCGCGCCCCTTGCCGGTGGTGTTCATCGAACGGGGCGCGATCATTTTGGCTTTCGTGATCATCATCACGCTGATCATCGGATGAAAGGATTGGTCCATGCACACGAAAGACATCCTGGCCGCAGAGCTGGAGGCAGTCGGTCTGACCGAGATGGCGGAGAACGCCAGGAAGGGCCTCTATCACGACTTCCTGTCGCCGCTTGAATTTCCGGAGCTACGGCTCGACGCGGAGCTGGCGGCAGCGATCAAGGAAGGCAACGTCGGCGCTATCGGCATCCGCCGCCGGCATCATAACGGCGACTACGACGCTTCCCTGGAGGAAAGCGAGGAATGGGCAAAGAGCCCCGAAGGCCGGGCCGCCTTCGCCATGATCGCGAGGAGACCGAACACATGACCTACGCCTGGAAGGAACACCATCCGGAAAGCGAAGTCTTCAGCGTTTCCTGGATCATCGACGCGCCCTGGGCGCACCCATTGTGGTCGCAATATCTGGTCCTCCTCTATGACCTGACCACACCACACGAGGGCGGGCCGCCGACGCTACACCTGAAGGACGTGACCCACGAATTTCTGGTCTACGCGCTGGACCCGGCGCACAAGGTCCCGAGGAACACGCCGCCATCAAAGGCCAAGCTCGCCATGCTGCAACCGCCGAATTACGGTTACCAGTTCGCGGCGGCCTCGGATGCGGAAGCAGAGGAGCGCATTCAGGAGCTGGTCACCGCCATCATCGGGGAAAAGCTCAGCCCGGACACCGACTTCCGATCGCTGTGGAACAAGCTCCTGCCGGACATGTATCCGCTGGTGCACTCCGGGCTGGTGATATGAGCGGCGAGCTGCCTATCCTCTGGTGGACCCGGCAGGGTCACACCGTCGCTGTATTTTACGAGTCCAGGTCCGGCCTCTTCCGCGTCGTCGTCTGGCATGAGTCGGGCCTGACGGCGGCGGTCTGGTTTCGCGCCAGTCGCGAGCCGGCGCGGGGCGTGGATAGCGAAGACATGGTCACCATCGATAAACACGTGCAGGCGATCACCCATGACCTCGATCTCGCATCCGGAGGGCTGAGCCAATGACGCTGAAAGTGAGCCTGTTTACATGCGGGCTTTGCGAAGGAACGTTCCGCGAGATATCGACGCCAGAGCAAACGCGCTTCGAATACGAACACACCTGGGGGCGGCCCTGGAAGGCCGAGGAGACCGATTCGCTTTGCGACGACTGCTACAAGTTCGTCCTCGCCCGGCTCGTGCGGCTCGGACAAGCTCCCGGCGGGCGGGCATGATGCATGGACTCGTCACTGCCTGGGCTAACAAGAGTTCTGACGCGATCGATGCCGCAATCACATTGGCTCAGGAGATTCGCCGCGCGCCGGATGACCTGACCGCCGCAAGACTGATTTTGACGCGCGTCTTTTCTTGTGTCGAGACGGCATGCGATCATTGCGGTGGGGTTTATTGGACCGGTCATAGAACGGGCCGGCGATCCCATGCCAAATATTGTTCCGACCGCTGCCGCGTGGCGGCGATGAGGGCGCGCAATATGGGCAGGACATGACGCCATGCCGCGCGCGGTTCCCGAATGGATAGGCAAACATCCTGACCAGAAGGTCCCTCCTCGGGTCAGGCTTCGCGTCCTGGAGCGTTTTAACCGGACCTGCTACCTATCTAGCCGGCCGATCAGAGACGGCGATCCTTGGGAGCTTGAGCATATCAAGCCGATAATCCTCGGTGGGGAGCATCGGGAAAGCAACATGGCACCAGCACTGGTGGAGCCGCACAAGGTCAAGACGGCGACCGAAAAGAAGATCAAATCGAAGATCGCCAAGACGGCGAAGCGCGCCGCCGGCATCAAGAAGAAGTCCAGCCTATCCCACCCGTACCTGAAGCGCCGCATGGACGGCACGGTTATCGACAAGCGGACAGGCAAGGTCGTGGGCGGGAAAGATGGTGGCCGAGCCTGACAGGGCCGGGGGACGGAATATCAGGCTCGGCCTTCCGGGCGCACCATAGTCGGCCCTTACTGGAGGTCCTAAAGGGTGGCAGGCTACGTGGGATTTCCCCTGCCGATTAACCGACTTGCGTGACATTCCTTCGCAGGTTTTCATCACGCTCGGCTGCGATCCGCCGCCCGGAAACTCATTTGAAAAGAACGGGCAGCGCCATAGGACCGGGGGGCTTTTAATGGCGCTGCCCTATTCCGTTGCTGACTTGAGGGTTCGCAACGGAAATTCGTTAAATCACCGCATCGCTTCCGCGACCTCCGACATGGTGGGGAGTTCGATCACCTTCACCTTGCGCCACTGCTCACGCTCGGCGATGTCGTCCCATATGCGCGGACCCATGCGCTCCGGCAATTCGTTGTGGATGAGCACGATATCGAAGACCGGGCTTCCGATGCTCTTCACGAAGGTTGCTATCCGCAGACCGGCCCACGGTTCACCGGCCTGGGAATAGATGAACCAGAGCTGGTTAACGCTTTCATCGATCTTCCTCATTCATCCCCCAACCAGACGCGCCACGATCATCGAATTGATGACCGCGACGATGGACATCAGCAGAAGCAGGAACACCAGGACGGTGGTCAGCCGTTCCAGCGTCTTCACCCGTCGCTGCATCTGCCCGACGCAATCGACCACGCGACAGAGGCTGGCCATGACGCGGATCATGTCGCGGCTCATGTGCGGCCGGTCTTCCTCCGTGAACCCATCGACTACCTTCTGTAATTCGCTCATATCCGGAACTCCTCCTTGACGGTCCTGGCGGCTTCAGCCTCGGCTTTCAGGACGCGGCGGACTGCCGCCCGGTGCCCGGCATCGGCATCATCCCAGGAGCAGTAGCGGAAGCAGTCATCGGGGAAAGCAACGCCGCCATTACCGGCCCGCGTGAAGACCATCGTTTCAAACAGGACCGGCGGACCCCGGCCGAAAAAATTGTGGTCGAGACCCAGGAAGACGGTGCTGATGAGGTGCAGCTCGGTCTCGGTCTTGGCAATATCCCGGTCATTGGCTTCAAACCACATGGCCCATTCCATCAGATCGGGCACCTCGGCGACGGTACGATTCGGCAGGAGGATGTAGTGTTTCATTTGCGTTCGGCCGCCTGTCGGGCCTCGGCGACATCAACGGGGTCTTTCCGCCGCCCATCGATGCGATTCGCAATCTGTAAAATGCGTTCGATATCGGATGCCCACAAAGGAAATGGCGAGGCGTTACGGTGAACGTCAAGTTCATGGGCCAACGAGCGCAAGAAATCCGCGTTGGCCAAATCGGCGCGATCCACGGTCATGTCTCCAACCCTAGCCGTTGCCGCTGTCCTGCCGCTTCTCGGGCCTCATCTATAGCGTGCAAATATTTGCGTGCCGCCGGCAGGGCTTGAACGAACGGCAGTGATTCGAGAACCCGCGCGACGGCGTCGATCGAGTGGCGCCGGTCACGCAGATCAGCGTTCCGGGAATAACACTCCATCACCAATCCACAGGTAACACCGGCCAGAAGCGCGAGCTGCGATTCCAGCGAGTCAATCCGCTCAGCGGCGTCCTCGTTCTCTGCCATCACGCGGCCTCCTTTTGCTTGCGGGCCAGGGCTTCCAGGGCAAGCGCGATGTGCAGCGGCGCACCTTGCATGGCGTATCGTTGCGAGGTGCGCGCGCCAATGCCAAGCGCCTTGGCGGCTTGACTGTGGGTCAACCGGAGCGCGTCCAGTGCGATTTTGTATGCATCAGCGGTCATCATGGGTTAACAACTTAAACGCCATATTGGCGATATACAATATTGACACGTGAGAAAAAAACGCAACTATTGATGTACGCCAAGATGGCGGTTAAATGCAACCGGCTCTACAACCGTGGACCCGGTTACTCCCAAAAAATAAAGGGTGGAGGAATAGCAAATGCAGGTGGTCTCATTCGAATCGGCAAGGCGTTTCAAGGCTGCTCAACAGCGGGCAGGCATACAGGAATACAGTTTTCGCGACGAATATGAGCTATGCGCCTTCGTTGCCGGTGAAATCCGATCAGCGAAAATCAAATATACGAAACTGGCCGATAAGTCCGGCGTCTGCGCTTCGACAATTTCGAATCTCGCAAACGACGTCACCAAGTCCCCGCGCGCCGCAACCCTCCTCAAAATCCTGAAAGCCCTCGGCTTCGAAATCTTCGTCAGAGGCTGAAGCCGATGGATATCACCGAAAAAATACTGGAGCAGATCGCGCATCATCGCGCGGAAATCCTCCGGCTCGAATCGGCGCTAGACGTCATTGCCCAGGTAAGCGGCAAACCGGTCAAGAAGGATGCGCCGCTCATCACTATCCGGAGAACGGTGCCGACCGAGGCATCTGATCCGCCGCCGGTGCAGAAGAAACGCAAATCACCGTCGCCGTCCGCCAGAAAGACCCGCTCCATGCAGCTTAGCGACAATCGGCGCGCTAGGACGCTTGTTCTCACAGCATTGAAAAACATCGGCCCGGCTCTGACCCGCGACTTGGTCGCACCCGTCGGATTCAAACCGGGACAGGACATTCAGCCGCTCTATCAGCGGCTCTATGAACTCAAAAGGGACGGGTTGGCTGTGAAGGATGAAGAAGGCCGATATGTCGTAACCGCCGCCGGACTGGCGGCGCTTGAGGGACTGGTGCAGGAGGCGGACGGCGACGCCGGAGCTTCCGAACAAGCGGCTTGAGCAACCAGGGCCGCGCACCATAGGCGATGGCGGGGAGCCCCCGCCGCAAGCGCCCGCCATCGCCAATCGACGGTTTTTGAAATGCGACAATGTCCTGTGGTTTTTGAAGATTGTGATGATCCCGGCTGTCCAGGTCCGTTCCGCTGCGTGCTGACCGACCCCGAGAAATTGCTGCGCTGGATTCGGCGCAACCCGAAACACCCATTGGCCGGCAAGGTGCTGATGGAAGCGTTTGACCCCTGCATCTGAGGTATCCCCGTGAATCGAACTTGTGGCGAATGCACGCTCTGTTGCAAGCTCCTGCCCGTCCGGGAGCTGGATAAGCTCGCCGGCATGCGCTGCCAGCATCAGCGCCACGGGAAGGGATGCGCGATCTATGGCCGGCATCCGCCGAGCTGTCGCGTGTGGTCTTGCGCGTGGCTTGTCGATGATGACGCCGGAGATTTGCGCCGGCCCGATCGGGCACATTACGTCATCGACATCATGCCGGACTTCATCACTGCGACCTTCGAAAATGAACCGGACCAGCGCTTGCCGGTGCTGCAAATCTGGATTGATCCGCAGCACCCGGACGCGCACCGCGACCCGGCCTTACGCGCCTACATCGCCAAGCGATGCGAGCAGGAAGGCGGCATGGCGGCGCTGATCCGGTATGATAGCTCAAGAGCCTTCGTGCTCTTTCCGCCGGCCATTTCGTCGGACGGCCAGTGGCATGAAATCCACTCCGGCGTTCTGGAACAAGCGCACACCGCCGCTGAAATCAATGCGGCTTTGACAGGAGCATAAATGAAAACCCGAATTCTGATCATGCTGCCGGGCCAGCCGGCGGAGACGCGCGACGTCGAGCTGCCGGGCGATGGTGAAGCCACGCCCAAGGATTGCTATCTCGCCTTGAAGGCGATCATAGAGCCGATCACCGGCAAGCCATTTGAGCACGTGACCGTGCTGGCCGATTTTGCCGGCGGCGAGAATTTCCGGCGCTCCGACATGTTCGTCTATGAATTGGGCCACGTCATCAAACCGCCGCTCCCGCGCAATGAAGAGGCCACCGCGATCTATCGCCGGAACGCCCTCTTGCATCAGGGCTACACTGATCCGGAGGAGCTGCCGTGGATAGCCGGGCCGGCGGTTCTCTTTCAACACATCGTCTGGCATTGACGGGAGGTCGTTTTGCAACCGCGTGTTTTCAAACAGGAGTTTTTGCCCGGCCTCGCCCGCGCCGATCTTCACGAGATGATGGTCGCCTATGGGATGCTGGAATTCGACCGTCGCGGCGCGGCGCCGTTTATGTGGATCATCAAAAACGGTCCCCACGTTTATTGGATCGAGACGCCCTGGGAAAATGACGCCGAGAAACATGCGTCAACGTCCCTTATGCGCCTTCTCATGCAGAAGATGGAGGCCGAGGCGTATTCATTCATGACTGAGGCATGGGTGGCAGTCGAAACGAGAGAGGCAGTGACGGATGAGTTTCCGACCGACTTCACGCCGCCGAGCGAACGGCCGAAGAATGAGCGCGACGACGTCCTGATGATTTACACCTGTGACAAAGACGGTGGTTTCAACGCTACGCGCTTTCTGGTGACGGTCCGCGACAATGGGCGGAATTACCTTGGACCGCGCGATGACGATTCCCTCACCGGCGCCACTCCGAGCGGCAACATGTGGAACCTGCTGGCGAAGGAGAAGTGATGGAGGCGGACACCGAACTCTTCCTGGGCGACGTCGTGCAGCTCAACCCGGAGACATGCCGCAACCAGATGTTTGCGGCTTGCATGATGACGGTCACGGAATCGAAAACCTTCGGCGCTCAAGGCTATGTCCAATGCACGGGGCGGGACGGCATGCCGGGCGGTCAAGCCTTCTATCGGGCAAACTGGGAGGAAATGGATTTTGTCGGCCGTGCGCCGTTCATCATCAAGCGGAGGGATTAGGGACATGGAGCCGGGGATTGATCAGCCAGATTTCATCTATTTCGAATGCCAGACGTGCGGCTTCGACAGCGTGCAGAGGTCCGACTTCGCCGGGTCTGATGCGTGCCCGTTATGCGACGGGGATAACAATCGATATTCCCGGATGACGCAGAGGGTTTGCCGGGACACCGACCGGCCGGAAGGCCATAACGCGCGCATCGAGGAAGTGGAGCGATGAAGGAGCGGGTAACGGAGTTCAAAACCACCTGCCCATTCTGCGGAGCCGCGCACGAACTGGCGAGCAGCGTCGTGGGACCGGGTGAAGAACCGGCTCTTCCTGGCGACGGACACGTGACGTTATGCGTGAGGTGCGGTGAGTGGTCGGTCTATGCGTCTGACGCGCCCGGCGGCCTCCGGAAACCGAATGACGAAGAATATTCGCTATTGGCAGATGATCCGCGTGTCCGCGCAATCCGCAAAGCCTGGGCGCAAACGATCGGGACTGTTACGAAAAAGAAGGTCGCAGAACGATGACAATGAAAGCCGCCGGTCTCGATATCTGGACGATTTGCGAGCGTCCGAGTGACTTCCCCGACCGGTTTACCGCCCGGTGCCATCACGCAACTTCGGCAGGCTCACACCCGACCGGCCTGCTAATGGTCGCCGAGAACATCGAGACCTTGCGCAAGGAAATGATCCGGCGCGGCCTGACCTGCATCGGCCGGGAGCCGGGAGACGATCCGGTCATTGTGGAAAGCTGGCTGTGAAAGGGGAACGCCGATGGCGGGGACAGGTATCCTAAGCATCGATCAAGTGTGGATGGCGGTCGCAGTCGATGCGGACGGAACGGAAGGCATTTGCGCCGTCCATTCCCAGGCCACGGACTCGTGGCTACCACTGCTGGCGGCCGATGAGGCTCGGCTCCCCTGGGTCATGGAGATGGCGCGGCAGATCGCCCGCGAACGGCAGCAACTTGTCCGGATCATCAGATTGCACGGGCGGGAGGAGTTAGAACGCATCGACGGACGTCAGTGATGAGCGATGAAAAGAAGGCCCGGAAGGAACTCCGAATGACCGGCGAGGATTTTTGCGCGTGGCTGGCGGCAATGAAGGCGAAAGGCTTCAATAAACAGGAAAGCGGCTTGATGCTTGGACGCGGCGCCCCGTGGGTCAGCCGCGCCCAGAAAGAGGGCGCCGACATAATGGCTGCTTATGCTTGCGCGGCCATCTTCGCGGGGCTCAAGCCGTACCCGATGCCGTCGCCGCGTCGGAGAAAACCAGACAAGGAAAGAGGCTGATGTCTGACCCAATTACCTCGCTTCTGGAAATTGAACGGCACTTCCGGGACCGTCTTCGCGTCGATTCCGGCGACACAAACCAAGCGTCATTGAAGCGCGTGATCAAACATCTGCGCATTCGGGCCGAGGCCGCCGAGGCGGAGCTTGCCGGCCTCAAGGCGGCGATGGGAAAGCCGGTGGCATGGATACCGGCCCAGCGCTGGACCCGCATGGAAGGTGCAGGACCGTGGCTGACCAATATCGTTTATTCCGAGGATCAGTCGCAGTTCTTCCGGTGCATTCCGCTCTACGCGATCGAAAAGGGGGGTAATCATGAGCCAAACTGAAGACGACAAAGTCCGGCCGATCGGCGTCCAGTTCAAGCCGCCGCCGTCCGATGATCGAACCTTGACGATCGTCCGCGATTCCGGCTGTGACCACAAGCTGACTTGGGTCGGCGGCAAGGTTGTCCGGGCGAACTATCTGATCCGTGAAGGCGAGACTGAGGTCGAATGCGGCCTATGCGGCAAGCACCTGGACCCCATGTTTGTGCTCCTGAACCTCGCCAATGAGGAAACGCGCTGGATGCGCAACCGACAAGCATATCAGGAGGAAGCCAAGCGCCTGCAAAGCCGCCGCCGGACCAAGTGCGAGCACTGCCAGAAGATCACGCGAATCAGCTCGTCATGAGAGGGAGTCGAATGGGCCAAACCGATATCATGGCGTTGAAGGTTGAGCAGATCGTGGACGCGATCAAACCGCACCTGAGCGGTCATCCGCCGGAAGTGCAAGGTGCCGTGATCGCTGACCTCCTGGCCATCTGGCTTGCCGGTCATCCGCCGGAGCTGCGTGAGGCGGCGATGGAATTCCATATGGAGATGGTGCGTGAGTTGATCGTAGCTGAAGAGGGCTTGATCTTCGGCGCCGACGGCCACCCGGCCAGGACGCAAAAATGAATATTCCCGAAGATTACGTGAAGACCATTTGCAAGATCGGCCAGGGCGCCTTGTGCTGCCGCTATATCGTCGGCGGCCCGCAAGGGCTCGAATGCGCCAAACATGAGCCGGAGCTGGCGGCGCAAATTAACCGCCGGGTCGCCGCCGGAGCGTTCACCGCACGCGGGGACAATTGCGACGGCATAGCGGCCGGAGTGCAGGACCCCGGCCGCGCTAATTGAGATCGCTGATTGTTCAGGCTACCGGCGTTTTCGCCGCCTTCTTCAAATGCCGGATCACCTCGGCTAGTTTAACCGACCGCTCCTCGCAGATGCCAAGCAGCTCCTCGGCCATTCCCGGTGAAAGATCAGCCGCCCCGGATGCAAGCCGGCGAACATGCCGGTCCGACATGTCCAGATCGCGGGCGACGTCGGATTGCCAGCGAGGCCCGTAAAGGGCCTCACCAGTATCGCGGAGCAGAGTGCTGTGGGTGACAGTTTTTGTCACGGCAACGTCCTTTCAGTTGGCAACGAGTTTGAGGCGCAGATTGTCGTTCGGCGCCGTTTCAAGCGTGTAGAGATTGCCCTCAAACCGGACCTGCATCCCCACCTGAACCATGACATGCTTGGTCGTGGACCGTGGGCCGTTGTGGATGACGCTGCCGGTGCCGAAGATAAAAACCAGCTCGTGGCCGAAAGACCGAGCACGGTCAATCTCCGCTACCGGGTCCTCGCCCTTTTCGATCGCGCTCGATACGACCGAATGGATCATGTAGGTCCGATACAGGAGGCCGTGATTGCGGGACTGGAACGGCGCAACAAGGCGCTCGCCGGCAAACAGGTTCACCGCCGGCCGGCGGTCGTTCCAGCCGTGGCCGGGCGCGCGTTCATAGAGGTCGCCGATGCCGTTCTGAATTTTGAGAGTGTCAACTGGCTTCATCATTTTCGGGTCCTTCCCGGTTTGTCCGGCGGGGCTCACCCCGGCCGGTGGTTACTTTCCAAATCCGCCCCGGAAGGCGGATGCGGAAACCAACCCTCACGGGTAGTAGTATTCGGCAATGACTTCCTGTGCCTTGCCTGCCTGCACGCGGCGATAGATGACGTAGAAGTTTGATTCGCCCGGCAGGACCGGCAGCGCCATTGCGTCCATCTGGGCTGTGATGTTTAAGCGGACATCCATCAGATCGCGGTCGGCGCTGACCAGCACATCGCGGAGCACTGTTTCGACGCGGGCTGCTCCGTTCGGACGCTTTGAAGGGATGTAGGTAGCGAAGGCAATGTAGCTGGACTTGGCCATTTTCGGGTCCTTCCCGGTTTGAGGGCGGGGCTAAATCCCCTTTCCCTATGTCCTAAGATTAGGACAAAGCGGCGGCGATTGCAAGGGAAATCGGGCGATTACTTGGTGCGCAGATCAAATAGTTCGCCGCGCTGGAAGCGCTCCCGAATTGCGTCCAGCTTGGCGCGGACCGCCGGAGTGTCGAATTCGATCTTGCCTGTCCAGATGCCCTTGTGGGCGCGTGGGACATCGAAGATATGCACGCTGATATCGCAGGCGGAGGCGCCGGGCTTGGTCGCCAGCGTCGTGAAGACGTAGAAAGAGCGGTAATCTTCGACCGGGCCACAGGTGATATTTCCGATGTAGCCGCAGGTGACGCCCAGATCGGCGTAATCGCGTTTGATCGCGGCTTCCGGGTCCGATTCCCGGATAACGACCACATCGACAAATTTGCCGGTCGGGCGGCCACCGTTCACATATTCGGCTTCCACAATCTCAAGGCCGAGCTGGCGGAGGTCGGAGGCCTCCAGGCGCGGCACGCGGCGCCACCCGGCATCCCGGAGCGCGCCGGAGACGCGGGAGACGCAATCACCGACCACTTCGCGGCCCTCGCGGGTCCGGTAGCGGCTCGGCCACTTAGCAATAGCATCGCGGATATTTTGGGCTGTGAGATTTGTCATTGTCGGGTCCTTCCCTGTTTTCGGTGGGGCTAATCCCCAGCCAAGATTGCTTTCGATATCCGCCCTGGGCGGGCGGATGCCGAAGGCCGTCAGACGTAATTGTTGCGGATGAGGAAGGCGATCAGCTCCGCGCGGGTGCCCTCGCGGTATTTGCCGCCCACTGGGTAGACGTAGAGCTTGCCGGAGTTAAGCTCACCGATCATGGCCTCGGCGGCAGCTTCCCGCTTTTCGATGCGGCCGAGGAAACGGTCTTCGGCGGCCATGCGGCGGGCCTGACGGGCTTCAAGGTGGCGTTCTGTCTTGTCCATTATTCGGGTCCTTCCCGGTTGAGGGCGGGGCAATTTCCCCAAGTCCCTATGTCCTAAGATTAGGACAAGCTGACGCTGATTGCAAGCCGAATCTTCGGGCTCAGACCCGAAGGTCCTCCGCCTCAAAGCCGAACGTGGCAACCACCCATCGCTTGCCGTCTACGATGAAAACGTCCCCCATCATGGAAGATCGAAGCCCCCAGGTCTTGCCCTTGGCATCGACATGAAGCGGGGCGACGACTTCCACGGCCGGATTGAAATCGCCATTCTCCTGACCGCCTTCAAACGTGCGCTCTTTGATCGACCAGCTCCCATCGATGTTATTGGTCCAGCGGTAGGCATATTCCAGCGCCTGCCAGACCTCGGCATCTGGCGCGGTCACGGTAGCGACGTGGGTGAAGCCGATTTGATTGTGGTGGTGCACTTCGATTTTCATTTGCCTGTCCCCTCTGGATTTTGCATGGCTTTGCGAATTGCGTTCACGGTTGCCTTCGCGGATGACTTCAAACCGGGCGGCAGTTGGTCCATTGCGTCGGACGCATAATATTCGGCGTCCTCAAGCAAGTCCGTCAGCGCCGGGTCGGCATCGTCCACGATAACCGCCGCCTTGTTGGACTGGACCATCTCCGGCGTCGGCAGATCGCGCTCGGAGTGATCGAAGTAGAATTTGCGCGGCAAACTGATCCGAGCCATCAGAACCCCCACTTGGTTGCGCAGACCGGGCCGATGCCGGCGGCGATGCTGGCCGGGTCCGTCAGCTCCCGGCCGCAGCACGAGCATTGACCGGTTTTCCGGCCATAGCGCTCGGCCGCCTCTGCCGGGTTTTCCGCAATGATGCGCAGCGCGGTCTTGTCCTCCTCACTGGCCTCCCAGGCGGCGTTGAACGTTTGCGCCACGACCTTGCCGACATAGGTCCCGTCGCGGCGCTTCACATAGATCGCTCCGGGATTGGCGGAACTCGGCTTGGCGAGCGACAGCACCAACCCCTCGGCGCGATATTGCAGCTTGCTCAGCCCGGCGCTTTTCGCCTTGGCGAACATCGCGTGAATCGGATTGAGATCGACCGGCGTCCGCCGGGCCGCGTCACGGGCCTCCCGTTCGGCCTTCCGCTGCTCCTCCAGCACCGCTACCTTTGCGCGGGTGGATTGCACGCCCCGGAGCTGGGCCGGAGTGAGCGCGCCTTGCTGCCGGTAAATATCCAGCATTTCCCGAATGAAGTTCGACCAGCCGGCGTTCTGGGCCAGAAATTCGGAAACGCCCGGATTCTCCGCATCAAAGACGGCCTGGGCGGTTTCCAGTTTGGCACGCTTGCGGGCCGCCTCCTGCTGGCGCCGCTTCATGCGGTCACCGGGCGATTGATAGAAAAAGCCCCGGCCGCCACAGGCAAAGCAGCGGTTATCCTTCTGATGCCGGCGAGGCTTCAGATATCTCCCCGTCCCAACGCAGGACTGGCACGGGAATGTAGGGCGATCCTTTTTGAGTGCCGGCTGATCCGGGCCGGAGCCGGGCAAGTGGTCGAGGTCGGAAAAGTCAATCATCCCCGTGCCCCTCCCTTTGCCCGGCGTCCTATCTCGGCCTTGAGGGCCTCACGGAGCTGCCGCGTTGCCTCATCGGCGCGTTCGCGGATGTTATCCCCGCCGGCCTTGCGCTTTAGGTGCGTCTGCGCCTTTGCCGCGTAGGCCGGGTTTTGGAGATACAGCTCAATGTTTTTGAGCATCGCCGCGAGCTTCGATGTGGGAAGCGTTTTAAGCTGGTCTAGGATTGAAGCGGTCATGTCCGGTCCTCCCCTACTCGCCCGAGAAGCGACGATCGAAAGCCCGGCGCATATCCTGCTCGGCCCGCTCAACCTCGTCCTCATTGTCGGCTTGCTGCATCTGCGCTGCGAACCAGACATCCCACCAATCGCAAAAGGCGGCGTCATGCATCGCGTCGAATTCTTCCTGAGAAGGCATTTGGAACATGTATCGGGTCCTTTCCCGGCTGCGCGGCGGGCCAACCCCTTCCGCTACATGTCCTAATCTTAGGACAAAGCCGAACCACTGGCAAGCTGAAAAGCAAAGCAAAATCAGCCCGGCCCACCGGCAGGATTTGGCGATTTGGTATAATGGGCTGGCAAGGTGTTTCGCGGGAAAGGAAGGCCGCCCAAATGGCGAAGAGAAAGCAGACCGACCCCCATCGCTCATTGCGAGTTATCGCCGTTGATAATCCCTACTACAGCCGGGCTCATGCCGGCGCCGTCACAAATCCAAGATATATCGATGCGGTCGTGAACGTCCGGGAAAGCGCTATCACGACCCTCGCCTCTCGCGGCCGGATCGACCAAGCGCAGGAGGCCGCCGCCAACAAGTTTCGAGCGCTCTGGGAAGCGGTCGGCGGCAAGGGCGCCTCGGCGATCGATTATGGCCGGGACCATGTAGACGGCGGCACGCGATCGGACCCGGTCACGGAGCGGCAGATCAACGCCGCTGACGAACTCCGCCGGGCGCACCTAGCGTTGGGCGACAAAGGCTACTGGCTGGTGTCCCGCATCTGCGGTGAAGGCTATGCACTGCATGAAGTAACCCAACCGCCGGGCAGCAAGCGGGCCAAACTGACCGCCGCCAGGGACCTCCGAACTTACCTGGACGGGCTCGCTGCAATGTGGGGTCTTACGACCTCCCGAACACCTCGAAGGCCGGTAAATCCCTGATTTGTCAAGCTTTTTCCGCCTTTTCAGAGGTCTACGAAATACGCATGCCGCGCATTGCCCCACAGAAGCCCCCAGGACGCGCGCGAGCGATTTCCGCTATACCCATATCCCCCGACCCCTTCACGCAATTTGTTCACGGTCCGTTGCTGTGAACGCAATTCCGGTTGTCGTTCACCTACGAGAAACGATCTTTTAGCGAGAGCAAAGACCCCACTCCATCGCCGGTGATGACAGGCAGACCGGCGGCCTTCGCCCGCTTGACCATGTCGGCCGTTCCGGTCCCTCCCCGGAAGGCGATCACGCCAACCGGTTTCCCCTCATGCAACATCTGCTGGTTCCGGAGCGGACCCGCGCCGTTGCCGAACTTGGTCCAGTTCGCCGGGAAGGTCAGACAAGGCCGGCCGCGATCGACCGCCCACCGCCACGCCCAAAAGTCAGCGCCGCCGATGATATTGCCGGCCTGATCCTTCTGCCGCTGACCGCCTTCGATGATGAAGAGCGGGTGAGGCGCCTTGTTCTCGGCTGCATCCAGTACCCGAAAGACCAGCTCCCCGTCGCTGAGATCACGTCCGCCGCAAACGATAATGCGCAAAAATGCATCCATCGTTTCGATGTAACGTATCCTTGCCGAATTGACAGCCCGTGACCGAAAGCCATATATAGCTGCTATCTCCCGTCATTGTTGCTACATCCGGCCACCGGCGCCCGCCGAGAGGCAATGAACACATGTCAAAGCTGCGCAGACTGAAAGCGAACGTTGCTCCCCTGGGGCCGCGCCTGGGCTTCCTTGCGCCCGGCGATGAGAAGGACCGGGACAGGGTCCGCCGAGCCACCCAGCCGTGGCGCGCTTGGTATAACACCCGGCGCTGGAAGGACCTTGCGCAAGCCGTCTTTGTCCGTGACCGCTACACATGCCAACGCTCCGGCATCCTCTGCATCAGCAAGAGCCCGGCACCTGATAGCCCGGTTGCCCATCACAAGGTCCCGCATCAAGGCGACCCGCATCTGTTTTGGGATATCGACAACATCCAAACCGTATCGAAGGCCGAGCACGACGGGCCTATCCAACAGGAAGAACGTGCAAGCGGCGCCCGGTCTGGCGGCCCGCGCTGGTGAGATCGCTGACGAGGGCAGCATCCATGCAGGAGGTCACATGCAAATAGCAATGATCGAGGGCGCCACCCGCATCATCGGCAAAGAGCAGGGCTTCAAGGGACTGCCGCTTCGCGATGAGCTAATCAACACCAGCGTGACCGGAGACGGCACGCCCTCAATGGTTAGCGCCTGGACCCCGTCCCCTGCCGAGCTTGCCCGCCTCATTGCCGGCGCGTCCGTCCACCTTCGGATCATCGGCACCGTCCACCCCCCGGTCGCCATCGATGTCGGCCTGCCACCGTCAGAGAAGTGACCGCCGACCCGTGATCGACCGTCGATCAAGGTGAAACCGACGCATGAACCACGTTCGTCATTGGGAATCGTGAAAAACGTGAACGAACTGGCAACGAGGTGAGCCCGAATTCGCCTTCGCCAGTGAGAATCGCGAAAAACGTGAACGAAGTGAGAACATGGGGGGGGGCCATTGGGACCAAAAGGCCCATCCGGCCAGAAGAC